TATTAAGAATGAGTGAAGAACTTATGAAAGATTGGGTCTACTTCTATATCGAGCATACAATTAAATATGGTGAACCTTTCTTTAAAGAGTCAGGCTGGTCATTAGGTTTGAAAAATAATTATTTAGTTATGAGCGAAGTCCTAAGCTAAATAAAGAGAAATAATGCATATCTTATTTATAATTGAACAAAGAAATAAATAATCAATTTCGTCAAAAGACATAAATTTAGTTGGAAAATTATGCGCTATTTTAAAACACAATTTCAAATATGTTTAAAACATTTCCTTTATGCACAACCCAATTATTCAAATGGAGCTAATACACATTATTTAAAGGTAAAACCTGTTAATCATTATTTTAAATTATTGATAGATGAAAGCTTTAAGGACCTTCGCTCAAGTATTTATACAGAGATTGCAGAAAATCGTCGCGAACCTTTTGATCATGCAATAAAGTATCTAATTTCTTCAAATAAATTACTTGATGTTGATGGAATAGATATCTATTACACATATTTACCAAGTGTTTCTATTAGTGCCTTCAGTTGTGAATTATTTTTAAAAGCTTGGATAGCAGAGGATAAAGTCGAACATATTTATTCACCCTATCATCAAGTCACTCATGTTCGTTATATGGGATCTTTTGCCACAACTTTTCTAAAAAGTTTACCAAAAGGAAACTTACATAACCTTAAAGAAATCTTCTTAGCTCTACCTGAAGACATCCAAGATTTTCATATCTATATCTATGATTGCTTTTATAAAACTTCATTAAATTTATCTTTAGTTGATGCTTTGGAAAAAGTTAAAAGCTACTTTATTGACTCAAGATATTTTTTTGAGAAACCTAATGCTCAATATGATGCATACTTAGTAAATGATTTAGCAAATTTCTTTTATGAAGTATTCTTATTTTTAAATAACTGGAATGGAAAAGTACACACAGATATCAATTAAATTACTTTCTAAAGGATTTCAATATGTGCTCAAACTATGAACCAATTGCAAAAGATAGAATTCACTTGCTGGATCTGTTTGAGCCGACATTTGAATATAAATCGCACATATACCCTAACTATGAAGCGCCCCTATTATTCTCTAAAAAAGAGCAAATGGAATGGCGATTAGCTCGTTTTGGCCTAGTCGCTCCATGGGTTAAAGATCTTAAAAAGGTCCACAATACTTATAACGCAAGAACTGAAACAGTTCACGAAAAGCCTAGTTTTAAAAATGCATGGAAGAAAAACCAATTTTGTTTAATTCCTGCAGATGTGATATTTGAACCGAAGTATATTAATAACAAGCCAGAATGGTGGGGAATTTATCGGAAAGATGATATGCCTTTCACTATCGCAGGTATTTATGAATATGCTGTAGTAAACGGCGAAGAAATCAGATCAATGAGCATGCTCACAATTAACTCTGACCACCACCCTTTCATGAAGCAATTCCACGCGCCTACTGATGAAAAGCGCTCTATTATTGTTATTCCACCTGAATTAAGGGAAGAGTGGCTTCACTGTAAACATGAGGAAGCAAAGGACTTTTTCCTAGATATGCCAGTTGATGAATTCACCGCTCAACCCCGATCAGAACTGAAGAATTTCCGACCAAATGCACAATGACAGACGTCAATTTTTGACTTCTACTTGTTTATCCACAGCTTTTTAAATTTGAATTTAAGCTCATCTCTAGAATATCATCTTGAATATGTTACAAAATCAAGCTGGAGGATATTCTATGAGCGAAATTGCACCGTCCATTATCCAGATAAAACAAAACCTTTTTGAAGGTATGGCTTTATCTGAGGTTATGTCTATCAAGCTAGTTGTACCATCAACTCACATGCTTGTCCCTTACGCACTTGAAAAGATTTCCGCTGGTTTCCCCTCTCCAGCACAAGATTATGTCGATAAAACGCTCGATATGAATGAGCACTTAATCAAAAATGCAACTTCAACGTTTATTGTCAAAGTTGCATCACTATCAATGCTTAATGCAGGTATAGATATTGATGATGAGTTGATTGTGGATCGTAGTCTTGATGCAAAGCACGGCGATATCGTTATTGCACTAATTGACAATGAATTCACAGTTAAACGTTTAATGATCGATGAAAAAGGCCAATGGCTTAAAGCTGAGAATCCTGAATATAAAAATATCTATCTACAAGAGGGCCAAGAACTAATTATCTGGGGCGTTGTCACTCATATCATTAAAATGACACGGCATTAAGTTATGAAACATGAGAACAAAGTATTTTTTCTCATCGATGTAAATAACATGTACGTTTCATGTGAGCGAGTCTTTGCCCCGTTTTTGAATGATAAGCCTGTTATTGTGCTCAGCAATAATGATGGGTGCGCCGTGGCGCGTAGCAACGAGGCAAAATCCTTAAATATAAAAATGGGTGTGCCGCTTTTTCAAATTAAAGACATTGTTCAGCAACATAACGTAATCGTTCTTTCAAGCAACTATGCAATGTATGCAGAAATGTCACGGCGCTTTCATACGATTCTTGCTTCTTACGTAACTGCAGAAGAAGTTGAACCGTACTCGATTGATGAGTGCTTTGTAGACTTCACAGCTTATGAAAAGAACTTTGATTTAGAAAAAGTTGGCCAGCAAATGCGTCAACAAATATGGAAATGGCTTGGTTTGCCCGTTTGTGTCGGTATTGGTAGAAGTAAAACAGAAGCCAAGATTGCAAATCATATTGCAAAGAAAAATCCAGGCTTTAACAGCGTTTGTGATTTAGTGAATATGGATCCGTGCGACAAAGAATATTACTTTGCTCAAATAGATGTGAGTGAAGTCTGGGGCATCGGTCGTAAGCATTCAAAAAAACTTCAAGCAATGGGAATTAATACGGTCCTTGACTTAGCTTGTGCCGAACCACGAGAAATGCAAAAGAAATTTTCTATCGTCATGGCCAGAACTATTTACGAACTGCAAGGTATCTCATGCATTGAAATTGAAGACACCCCGCCATCAAAAAAACAAATTATTAAATCATGTTCCTTTGGAACAAAAGTAACTGAGCTAGATGATTTGAAAGAAGCTATAGCAATGCATGCACAAGAAGCATGTAAACGGTTGCGTGATGAAGAGTCACTATGTGGTTGTCTACTTGTATTTGTCCAATCAAGCCCATTTGACGATAGTGCGCCATTTTATAATAAGTCTATTACTGGCGCATTTTCACAGCCAACAGATAGTGCATTAGATTTCGTAAAAGCCGCAACAAAAATGGTTTCTCATATTTATAAAGAAGGTATTAAGTATAAAAAGTGCGGCGTGATATTAACTGGACTAGAACCGAAGGCTGGTCATACATATGACTTACTCACAGATTTTGAAGCTATAGAAAAGAAAGAACAATTGATGAAAACACTAGATAACGTACATACAAAATTTGGAAAGAAAAAACTCGGTATAAGTACGTGTTATGTGCCAGGTCGCAACTGGTCTATGTCACGGGATAAATTAAGCAGAAATCCTTTTTTGTGGGACGAACTGTTGACTATTAATAACTAGGGTGTGTTGACACTTTTCGCTTAAAAAAATAGCGAAGTAGTAAAATCAAATCACCAAACCCAATTTTACTATTCGCTATGCCTCGTACCATGCTGACAGATCAACACTGGCAAAAGTTGAAAGTTATTCTGCGTAATTTATCCATTCACCACAACTCAAATTTACGCAATTTTATTGAAGCTATTCTCTATAGAATTAGAACAGGCTGTTCGTGGCGAGATATTCCTTCTTGTTTTGGTCATTCAAACTCTATTTTCAAACGTTTTAATCGTTGGTCAAGCAGCGGTAAGTTTCTTAGATTATTCAAATTAATAGCCTCATGCCCCGATATGGAGTGGATTTTTATTGATGGCTCTCATGTACGTGCTCATCAACATTCTGCCGGCATAGCGAATCAATCTATTTCTAAAAGTGTAGGAGGAAACTCCTCAAAAATACATTTGATTGTTGATGCACATGGCAATCCTATTGATTTCATGATTACCGATGGAACCACACATGATGTTAAAGTTGCGCCTGATTTAATATCAACATTAGATTTAAAAGAGACAAAAGTGGTATGTGCAGATAAAGGCTATGATTCAGAACCACTGCGTGAACAGATCAGGAAAACAGGGACTAAAGCGAATATACCAAAGAAAACGAATAGCCAATCGAACAATGACCATATGGACTGGTATTTATATAAAATCAGGCATTTAGTTGAAAATATGTTTTGTAGATTAAAGCAATTTAGAGGAATAGCTACTCGATATGAAAAGCTCAAAAGAAATTATCAAAGTTCTGTTGCCTTAGCCTGTATATTTTTATGGCTACCTTTATAGGGTTAATTATGAACAGTAAGTGTCAACAGACCCTAGTTTTTGATGAAGAAAATTGAAAAATAAAAACAGGTGATTTGATCTGTCTTGATTAAAGAATAAAAAGCGCCTAGAAGGCACTTTTTATTCTTTAAGTAAATTTACGGCGTTAGAATGACTTTACGACAGTCTTCTTCCTTTTTATCAAAAATACGGTAACCTTCCGCAGCATCTTCCAGTTTCATGCGATGGGTAATAATCACATCCGGAGACAGATCTCCATTTTCGATATGTTCGAGTAACTGCGGCAAGTATTTATGCACATGGGTTTGTCCCATTTTAAAAGTTAAACCTTTGTCAAAGGCATCACCAAACAGGAAGCCATGAATTGGACCTGCATAAACCCCAGGTACACTCACCACACCGCCGCGTCGGACTGCTGCAATACATTGTCTTAGTGCTGAACCACTCGAACCTTCTAATTTCAGGTTGGTCATTACTGTTTCCAGAACACTCCCTTTGGCTTCGAAACCAACGGCATCAATAACTGCATCAACACCACGATAACCTGCTGTATTTTGAATAATAAATTCAGCTGCATCGACTTCATCAAAGTTGACCGGAATGACCCCATAGGTTTGATGAGCAAATCGCAAGCGATAAGGGTGATGGTCGACCATGAAGATCTGTTCGGCACCGAGCATCCGTGCACAAGCTGCAGATAACAGACCGACTGGACCAGCACCATAAATTGCCACTGTAGAACCACGGGTGACTTGAGCATTGGTTACTGCCTGCCAGGCTGTTGGCAGAATATCGGTCAGGAATAATACTTTTTCATCAGGCAAGGAGCCGGGAACCTTAAACGGTCCGACATTGCCTTTGGGAATCCGCACATATTCAGCCTGACCACCCGGAACACCACCATACAGGTGGCTAAAGCCAAACAAGGCCGCTCCTGGTGGAATCTGTTTTTTATTGAGAATTGCACCACGACCCGTATTGGTATTTTCACAGGCAGCCATCAGTTCATGTTCACAGAAAAAACAGTGACCGCATGCAATGACAAAGGGAATGATCACCCGGTCACCTTTTTTGACTTCTGTCACTGCAGGGCCGACTTCTTCTACAACTCCCATAAATTCATGGCCGAAAATATCACCGTCTTCAGTGGCGGGGGTTTTACCCCGGGATAGATGTAGGTCTGAGCCACAGATGGCAGTGGCTGTCACCCTTAAAATAACGTCATCTGGTTCCTGAATCACTGGATCTGGAACAGATTCAACTCGTACATCCCGAGCACCATGATAGGTAAGAGCACGCATGCGGATTTCCTCTCTAGTTCAACATAAATAGTCTCAAATAAGGCTGCTGATTATTAAAAAGCCTTTTTATTAGAGCCTTATAACCTGACCTAGAGCTGTAAATTAATGTATGAAATAAGGAAGCCGAGTGTTTAAAAAATAAACTTATATAGTACTTGCGTAATTCACTACAAAATATGTCAAAAATCGAGTAAATGATTAGGGTCTGTTGATACTTACTGTTCATAATTAACCCTATAAAGGTAGCCATAAAAATATACAGGCTAAGGCAACAGAACTTTGATAATTTCTTTTGAGCTTTTCATATCGAGTAGCTATTCCTCTAAATTGCTTTAATCTAGGGTCTACAGATGATTTCTATTTTAGGAACAGTTGGTGATTAATGAAACATAGGAAAGTAACTTTATCAGCAGTTTTATTATGGGGCGTAGTTGCTTATGCACTTGCACTTCTTACATATTGTACAATGAAGAGTGTATTAAGTGCTTCAGCAGATAATATTTCTGCTTTTGGCTCTATACTTGGGGCATGTGGTGCATTCTTTGCTGCTTTTGTAGCAACATATTTATTCAATGATTGGAGACTTCAAGCCTCTTTTGATTTAAAAAAACAACATGTAAATGAAATTAGTTATTTATTAGCCCAAAGTTATGACGAACTTCATAAAATGGAAGAAATACTAGAAAATTTGAAAAATGTGAAAGACTATAAAATACTTTATGAAAAATATTATTCATTTAAAGCAAATGATTTAAGAGATGAGTTTTATAGCAAACAACTGAATGTTAAAATGCTTGATAGACTTAATAAAAGTCAAAATGAAATATTTGTTGTTTATGCAAAATACCAGAACCATCTTGTATATTTAGTAGATAACTTTAATCGCATTCAAAAATCATATATTCGATATTATGATAAATTTAATAGCGAAATGGGTAATGCCGAGCGTATACTTATGTTGAATAAGGGGTCATTCCCAAAGTATATACTTCCAAGTGAAAAAAATGCTGAAGAGGTCGGTCTTTTAAATACGCATATCTATCTTCCTATACAATTTGAGAAAGAAGATATATCTTATACTTTTAATAATATATTTGAGTTAATAAAAAAGCTAAGTGAAATATATAAAGATCTTGAAGCTAAAGTTCTTGACTCAATTGACCTTACAAAAAATGATTAGCCCTCGTCAAATGGCTTTTAAACGAATACCTACACTCAAAATGAGGAAATTCATTGATAGTATAATTGATGAAGCTCTAAAAGCCTCTTTAAAAACAGTCTACGATGCAGAAATAAATAATTAATAAAAAAGCCCTGAATATTCAGGGCTTTTTTTAAAGTGCTTTAACGCAAATAGATACGTTTACGTTGCTATTTATTGTATGGGCCGTACAGCCACATAAAAGAAAGCTCAGTAACAGTAACTTCATTAGGCTTCCAAAACCCTAGTAGCTGTTACGCCTTTTAATTGTGGCAATGTATAACGCTTACTTGCTGGTTGAGGAGTACGTCCATACCAACGGAACTCTTGGAAATCTGAATCACTATAGAGTGCGTAACACACTTTATTTGATTGATTACCACCAAGACAAACAAGTTTTCCAGTGGTCTTATCACGTCCTACGACAAAACAAACATGGCCTCCACCTTTACGGGTTTTAATAGCAACACAACCATAAGCAGGTTTTGTTAGTTTTGCGCCGTAATTCACGTAATCCAATGCACGGTACCAATGCTTAGGATAAGCAATTCCTGCTGCTTTCAAGCAATGAGCAACAAAAGTTCCACACCACGCAGTTTCATCATCCGCCCACCAAGCTTTAAGCTCTTTTAACCATTTCAAAATAGTTGGATTGTGCTGTTTACCTGGTATTTCTTGCAGACCAATATGTTTTTTTGCTTCAGCTATCCAAGCTAATTCATCAAGCTTTGTCGGTGTAGGAATATTCATTAAAGTGTTGATTCCTACTAACTGGCCTGTTAGTTGAGGGCCATTAAGTCGCGGCTGAGAAATTTTCTTACCGATCCATGAAAGACCAAGCATTAAAGTACCAGTTACAAATGCATGATACTTTTCAGGGATAACCTCATAATCAACACCCCATTGAAGTGCTGGCAACAAAATTAGCATGATGAATGCACCAATTGTCGGTAGCTTGACAGAAAGGTACTGCCAAGCATTATTTTCAATAAACTTCATTCATCTTTCCTTTTTCGTAAACTATCTTGCTCTAAGACTTTGATTCGTAACTCGCTTTCTTTTTCACGTAATTCACTTTCTTTACGTTCTCTGCGATCACGTCTCCACTGAAAAATGAAACTAATGAATAGGCCAACAACAGCCACAATTGCACCTGTATAGCTCAACCAATTAATTGATGTTAAAGAGCCAAAAGCACTTGCTAAACCACTCCAAAAGGTAGTTTTATTTGCAAAAGTAGTGACTGTGACTTCAATTGCCTGATGATCAGACATGACCTATTCCCCACGTTTCATTTGGTGTTATTTTTGCAAGCGTTATAGTTTTAAAATGAGTATGGTTCCAAAGGAAAAGGATCAAAAAAGCCTGAATAATTCAGGCTTTTCTATATGAAAACTATCGGCCTCTACTTGCTAGGGCATTTAATCCTTTAATGACTTCTTGACCTAATTTTAAGAATACGTTGTGACGTTCAATTTCGTTTTCTAAATACTTCTTGCGGTTTTCCCATGCAGATGAATTGAAGTAAGTACTTTCAAAACTCAAAGGCATTTTTAATGCATCCGATAAAGGCATTGGGCAGTTTTCAGAAATACTACTTGCTGTATCAAGCAAAAGATCGGTCCAACTCTTTGATGATTCCTGTAAAGACGGAAGCGGTGCGAAATCGTGCAGGCGCGTCATCTGCACCTCTTTCCACTAAAATACCGTGGTTATCAACGCTTAACCGTAAATGAGTAAATAACTCATTGTTTAAATTATTAAAGTCTTGATAGCACAAATCAAAATCACTAGCTGGCATTTTCTTAATGAAATCTAGCCGCTGCTTAAATTGTTCTTCAAATAATTGAGGATTTGTTCTATCCGGCAATAAAGCTAAGTGCTCATGATTAGAATAACTCAACTGAAAAGCCATCATGCAGGCAATCCATTCAGCGACATTCTTACAATTTGCCTCTAAGAACTCCACTTCCATTCCAATAAGCTGTCTAACTGTAATTCCATTTTGAGTAGTTTCAGTTTTCCAATTATTTTCTGATTGAAGGAAAACTTTAGACCAGTCTGTGTTCACCTCCAACATAGTATTACTTTGTTTTTCAAGATACTTCAGCAGCAGTAAATATCGTTCTTGAATAGTTAAAACCAAAGGATCAAACACACTATCTAAAGCTGATTTAAGAAAAGCTGTAAGTCTTTTTTCATTTAAATTCGGCGCAATGATTGAAATTTTAAGACACTGCTCAAAACTCAATTCTTGCATTTGAAAAGTATTATCGCCTACATACACTGGATCAAAAGTAATCATTAGTTGCCTCCATACAATGAATAAATGTCTTTTGAATCCCATGCAGTTCGACTCATCAAACTTATATTCACGGCCAAACTTAACCGGTTACCTTTCTCATCAATTGGCGCAACAATTGGTGCAGAAACACTTTCAATAATGAAAGGTTTATAAGTTTTGCCGTGAGTTGTCAGAGACACAAAGGGTGGGATTACACCTGAAAACAACCCTTCTAAAGTTGAGTTTGAGTCATTAACCACATTCTGAAGTGTAGAATCAGAAGATAAAGAAACTGGAAGACTCCAAGCCTCTAATTGCATGATCCTGTCTTCAACTTCTGTTTTCGCATCACTAAAGGCAAGGAAGAAAATAGAAAGGTTGAGCCGTACTGAAGAAGTAGATAGGAATACTTGAGTTGTATTCACTTTAGTTAGATTGGTACGCCCTTCAACGCTCTGCATAGCATCTTGAACCCCAAGTTTTGATAAAACTTGAGCTATAGGATTACTTTGCATCTGTTCAGCGACTTGTGATAGCTGACCTGATTGTAAGCCTGCCATGAGCATAGGCATTTTTAGCTCAGGATTACTATTCTCAAATGGAGTTTGCCATTGGCTCTCAATGCTTTTATCACCGTCCGTTAATAAGGCTCTAATCACTGGCGAGCCAGCAATAGGATTCCCCTCTTTGTCACATAGAGAAAACTCTGCGTATTTGTGCTTTGAAATAGAACCATAGAATGGATCTGATTCATTACTTGGTAAATTAGTTTTTGCTGTATTTACAGCTGGTGCATAAGCTAAAGCTTTGGACATAAAAAAGCCCTACTCATTGAATAGGACCATTATTTACAAATATGAAAGTTTAAAAATTAGTTAGTTCCAACTCTACAAAAAATATTTTTAGTTTTCGATATCTTTATCATCACATTCAAGCCAAAAGACATCTTCAAACTTCTCGCATACACCAGCTTTTTTGAGTTCAGTGTAGATTAAAAAAGCCGTTTCAATTGTGATATTTTTTCCTTTTTCTGCGTCACTTATCTTCTTTCCCAGTACATGGTTATTTGAAATAAATCCGCATTGTTTCGCTAACTGATACGCCGTCATGCCGGCCTTATCTCGTAAGGCAATAATATTATTCTTAATCATCTCAATTCTCTAAAAAAGATAATTAATCATAACACAATAAGATTGCATTCTTTTTATATTTTAATTTATTTTAATATTGCATTATTTAAATACACTATATATAGTTATTCACAACAGGCTCTAAACCTGAAACAACAAAGCCCTTGCAGGCTACCAACCAAATGCAAGGGCTTCTATCAACAACCACGAAAGGATATTGATGTGTCTAATTTATCATACATACCACAAGTTGTACCATTTCATGATGCAGAACTTATGATTATTGAACATCATGGGCAGCCTTATACACCAATGAAACCTATCGTTGAAGCTATGGGGCTAGATTGGAAAAGCCAGTTTGTTAAATTAAAAGATCGTTTCAGTGCAACTATGGTGGAAATCACCACAGTTGCCAATGATGGGAAAAGTCGCTTAATGACTTGCTTACCTGTCCGAAAATTAGCTGCATGGCTTTACTCAATCCACGCCAACAAAGTCCGGCCTGAACTTCGCGAAACAGTCATCATGTATCAACAAGAATGTGATGATGTGCTTTGGGATTACTGGACAAAAGGACAGGCAATAAACAAACGTCTTACGATTACCCCTGAGCAGCAGCATGCACTACATGAGATAGTTGACCGCCGTGCTGGTAAAAACCGCAGCCAACGGGCATCTATGTGGGTACGACATAACAGACATTTTGGCATAGCTAAGTACAGCCAACTTTTATCAATACATTTTGAAGAAGCTAAACAATACTTAGAATCAATCAATGTTGTTGAAAAAGTGGAATCAGATCCTTTACAACGGCTTGAAAATCTTTTAGATCGAGTTTCATCACGTTATCCAGCATTAGAAAACCCTCTGGCTTATGAAATTGCTCAACAAGTAGGTGAAAAGTTAAAGTATCAATCTCCAAATGGCCCTAAAAACTTCTGGATTTCAATTCAGGAAAGTGGTGCTGTTGCAGTACATCAATACACTTCACATCATACACCTGTAAATGTCGTACAACTTCGGGAGAAATTCAATCAACTATGGGATTTTTTACATAAAGATGAGGTACTTGAATTAGGTAAAGTTTTAAAGAGGTTTCCCTATGAACCTATCAGAGGATAAGGGCATATAATTATTTTAAGATGTTCCACCAGAACTCCCCAAATTAAGAAAACCAGCTAGTTAGCTGGTTTTCATTTGTTAAGCACCTTACGAACAGTTAAACGATTTCCCTTGATTTATCGATTACTTTTTTAATTCATGTCTTTTTAACTAAAGCTTTAGCTATTAGATCTATATTTTTGGTCCAATATCTTAAACTTTAGATACTGACTTGGCCTGTAGCCATATTTCCACATTTTATACCATTGGTAAAATTCACTTTTTTTACTAATATTAAAACTACAGTTAATATGATATTCACTATATTGCTCAAAATTGAAATTATTTAAAATAGCACCTATGATTAATGCACCATTAGATATATAAGTATGCTGACCACATATTTCTCCATAGTAATCCTCACACATATGTTTTAACCCATAAGAACCTAACATATTATTATTTATATTCTTATTTTTTCCAAAATATGACATAAACTGCTGAGCATATTCTATTTGTTTTAACCAGTCTGTACTTAAAATTCGGCCTTCAATAAAATGCTGTTCATACTCTATTTTAGACATTCTATATTGACGTTGATAATAACGATCTGAAAATATTAATGGAGAATAGAATCCACAATAACCCAATAATGGGTTTTTTTTCAAAATATCTTCTACTTTCAAATGTAGAATTGAGATATCTTCATTAGTAAACTTAGCAACTGCTTTATGCCATGGGAGTTGACATTCTTTTTTAGATATTAAATCCAGCTCACATGAAAGTTGCGTACCATTTAGTTTTTTTGCTTCTTTAGCTAAAGCTCTAGCACGTTGACTGGTCAATCCTGAAGGAAATACGAAGTTCTTATCAGACATGATTATACGATCCATCTGTGTAGATAAAAATTAGACCACTCCAAAAATCTAGATCTACACTAATGTTGTAAATCATATATACGTACACATCATTACTTAAGGAATGTTCGCTCCGTAATACGGTTGGAGTGACAAGCTTAGTGTGGAAGCATAGATTTATTATGACTATTTTTTTTAAAAAGAAAAGTTTTTTTATTAAAAAAGGAAACCCTCCTAATGGAGGGCCTATCTTATTCTAAAATTCGTATATTTGGTTTTTTCTTAACTATATTTAATGAGTAGAGTGAATCAATGTCTTCTTTTGGTGTTTGCAATAAATTAGATAACTCATCAATTGAGTAACCTAAGTCTTCTCTATAGTATTCAAAAATTTGATCTATAGTTACAGCCTTTTCTTTAGGAAAATCCAACTCTACAGGTTCCTTAGTCCTATAACCATTCTTAGTCATTTGTATCCATAGATACTTTTTCTGGGATGGTGTTAATAAGCCTTCTCGTTCTGCTGTTTTAAGAAGAGCATTCATAGAAACTTTCCAAACCAACTTTAAGGTAGCGAGCTTTTCTAAAGTAATTTTCCCAGTAAGATATGGTCTAATATCTTTTGAAGGCATCAAAAGAGCACTTGCAAAACGGTTAGCCTCATCCTCCATATTTTCTGAAGGGAGTTTATGCATAATTGCATGACCTAACTCATGCGCCAGTGTGAAACGTTGTCTATCTGAGGGCATATTTTTATCAATAAAAATACAAGGGTTTAAACCAGGTACTTTTATTGTTACACCAGACACACCTTCTTGAGAGAAATCGCAATGAAATACGAGACACCCTGCCCTCTCAACATAATCGGTTAAATTCTTTAATGGGCCATTAGGAATTAACCAAGTTCTTCTGAGCAATTCAGCAACTTTTTCAGGAGTTTCATATATATCTAAACTTAAAAAAGGAAGTGGTAAATCCTCCTCAAACTCAATAGCTTTAACTAACTTCATAGAGTTAAATAATCGAATATTAAGTTCAGCTTCAAGTTGTTCAATAGCCCTTTTACCGATTGAAGAGTTCTTCCTGTACATGGGATGAACACTTAACGGTAAACCAAATGGCTTATAGGTCTCATAAAATATTGAAACGGGAAAGTTTAAAACTTTGGCAAGATTTGAAACCATTTCCTCATTAGGCTCTAACAATCCTGCTTCAATTTTTGACAGAGTTCCCTGAGACAAAGAAGCCATTTTAGCAAGAGCTGTTTGTCCAAACCCTCTAAACTGCCTTACTATCCTTAATAACTCAGGATTAAAGGTCAAATTACTCACGATTCACCTTCTGCTTTTTTAAATCCACCGCCAGTGGATTTCCCTTTGAAACGACGTTTTGTTTGATTATCCTTAACAGTATCAAAGTCACTTGTATCTTTGCTTTCGTCAAATTCAACGAATGATGTTTGGCTATCAATTAAACTTACATTCCAAGCAACGGAATTTTTATCTCTAGCAATCATTTTGATATTATCGATTTGAGTAGCAGACTTATTTAAAGTATAGATAACTTCAATACGTGGAATATTACTAGCTATATCAGCTTCAGCTAATAAATTATAATTGAGTTCAGGATCATGAAAGCTTTTAGCCGAATCTGTTTGAACGTTTTTACTTCTTCCAGTCCTATCTGCCAATTTAAAACGAAAAACAACTTGCTGTTGAATTACAAAAAGTACCGTAACACCTTTATCTATAATAAAAACGTCACTACGTCCCATAAATTTTTCTTTGAGTAAATTAATTACAGTTTCCCAAACGAATGTGGCACGTCCGCGTGAACTCCATTTTCCAAAAAAAGGACTTTGCAGCCACAATGACCACGCCTCCTTAATAGCCTGAATAATAGAATTAGAATATGGTTGGATTAAACTTTTAACATGTAATTCTTCAGCTATAGCCATAAAGCGGCTCCAAAATATTTTACTTAACTTTATACACTATTTTTTTACTTTTCTATAGTTTTTTATTCCTAAATTATTCCCAAAAAACATATTAGAACATTTATTAGTCAACAATAGATTAATTAAATGTTCTAATACCAATGTTAAAAATTAAAACTTATATTTTTTAATGTTTATAATCAATGATTTAATAACAAAAAGAGGATCCTTAGATACATAATCTATTAATTTTAAATAATTACATGCATTAGAGAATAATGAATCGTACATTTGCACACTAATGAAATCATCACCAAGCACTTGTTGTGCATATTGGATAGCATCTTTTACACTTACTGGTTCAGGTTCACCAAACAAGCCTACATTACTACTATCTAAAGCCTGTTTCTCTGCAAATTCAGCTAATGCTTTAAATAACATACTCATTTTTTTTGAACTGCGGCTATTCTTGGCGAGAAATACGGCGAGCTCAGCAACACCTTCTCCTAGATCCTCAAAAAGCCCTTGCTGCTTTACAAACTCAACAATATCTTGATCATTTTGCTTTGCAGATAAAATTGTATTTGCTGCATCAATAATTGCATTAGCAACACGTTGATCAATGGCTTGCTCCATTCCATCAACGATTTGATCTGATATATCTTGAACATTTCCACGACTTATGGCTTGCGCTTCAATAAATTTAGGGGCAGCAACACCAAGCGCATTAAGCATATTTTGAAGATCTGGTTTTGTATGATCAGCCATCATTTCTAGCAAACGATCATCATTGTACGCTTTACTAAAAATTGCGGCCTTGATTCTGTTTATCAGTGCTTGTGTTGGTTTTTTATCTTTCGTTGTGTACTGGGCAGCTTCTGTATCACCTAATTTACTTAAAAAACCTTGAATAAACTTTTGATTACTTACTGCTAATAAATCGCCATCTTCACTCGGATTAAAAAGTGCCAGTAAATTCTCATCTAAACGTTTAGCATCAGCTTTAGCACGTTCAGTTGCTGTAAAAGACAACTTATCATCTTGGTTAGCATCTATTGCAAATTGAGCTCTATCAATCTCGGTTGTACGAATACGTATCAAAATTGGTTGAGCTATTGCTTGGACCTGCTCACTACTAAAGCCAAAGTAATCAGCTTCATCAATCAACCATTGTTTATACTCATCTGCGGTACCGCGCTCATAGGCAAGCTTGATTGCCATTGTTCGGCCATTTCCTGATTCAACAACTAAATCATCACCAGATATCGGTGCTCCCGTGTCTGCCCGACCTGAGCGGCCTAGGCTTTCGGGGTCTAAATCATTAGCAGTTTTCTGTACCCATGCTTGTGAGGATTCACGACTACGATCTCGTGGCTGCAATTCTTGCGGATAATTAGGGTTTTCCGCACCAGTTGCTGTATGAGATGCAATTACTTGATCAATATCAACTAAGGCGAATACAGTAGAAATCTTTTGTCCTTTGGCTGTTTTCACATTATTAGTTCTACCCTTCAAAAGCCCAGTGAAGGGCTGTTTAGGTTTAAAGAAGCTGATCATTTGATCAATTACAACTAATGGATTTTTAGCAATATCTTGAGTAGAAATTAGATTTAATGTTGTCATTAGATATTCTCCGCTTCCATTTTTTGTACTTGATTCAAGAGCTCTGTCACCGCTGGAATAAGAAGTGGATCATTTAAGTCTTTTTCTGCTTCATCTCGAATTTGCTCTAATAACTCAAGATTAACTTTAACCTGCCCTTCAATTACTGAACGGTAAAGTTGATTACCTTCATCATTTGTCGTACTAGGCTGAAGATCTTCAACTTCTGTCGGAGCATTTAGTTCTTTAAATTCTTCATTATCTGAATTTTGGGCTGGCTCTTTATTTCTGAGGCGATCCGCTAAATGTTCATCTGCCCATGCTCTTGAATATTCATAAAATGCTGTTAAATATTCTGGTGAACCTTCGGCACCATTCCAGTTTTTTAAGAATTCACCACGGCGATCTGAAACCCAAGCCATAAAGTCTATGTTGTTAGAATCTTCAGGATTTTCCAAAGTGTCTAACCATGCTTGCATCATTTTGTTTTCAGCTATACCAGCTGTACGTGCTGCTAATACTTCTTCATCTCTTTTTTGTTTAGCTTCATTTTCGGCATCACTAAGTTTTTTTGCTTCTAATTCTGCTTGCTGTTGAGCCAAAGCCTGGTCATCTAGATCAGAAATCCATTCACGTGCCCAAACTACTGCATCAGAATCCCCCTCTAGAGCCTTATTGATACGTTCAAAGAATGCTTGGTAACGTAAACCATCTTCACCTGCCCATTCAGGATCAGCATTTAAACGCTTTAAGTCGGCTTTTAAACGTTCGGCTTCTTCATCAGAAATACTATCTGGTAACTCATTATCGAGACTATTCTCTTTAATGATTACTTCATTTTCTTCAGATTGCTTGGTTAACAATGTATTTTGCAACTGATCCAATTCATTTAATAAATTGGAAATTTCTACACTTAAAGAATTTAATTGACTTTGTTTTTGCTCGAGACGTAGTTCAGCATCTGCTAAAGCCTTGGCCTTTTCTGCTTTTTTAGATTGTAACCGCTTAAAACGATTACTATTTTGGTTAATCAACTTCATAATTCGACCAGCGAGAACTGGAATTGATATTCCTTCTCCCTGATTAGGCTGAATTGCAGCCGTAATATCCCGATTGTTCATTAAAATCTTCCATGAAATTAATGCATCTGCTGGACTAATTTTTTTTGATAATCGATCTGGCTTATGAAAAAGGATTGTGAAGTTTTGACCATCATCAAAATCATAAGTAAGAGCAATTTGAAGGACTTTTTTATGCTTAAAGGGCTTACTTTCCGTAACGTTAACGATTTTGACGCCAGTTTTTGAAAACTGATCCATAGAGTGATGCAAAATTGCAGACAGCTGCTCTAAATGCTGGTAATCAACGATAATAGAGTCATAATGCGCTTCTTCGACGCCTAAACTAGATAAAAGCGTAGGTAACCCATCAAATTTACTTAATAATTGGCTGTGATCATCATTTCGTTGCATATCTAATAACAACTTAGAAGTATCACCCTCATGAGAAATTAAATTGATTCCATTCCATTCAGGTTTTTCAGCTGCGACAACATTTTGTAATTGTTCTAGTTGCCATCTTTGAATCGGTTTTGCACCCGTCAAATTAAATTGTTGTGAAGATAAATGGCGCTTAAGTCCAAATTGATTTGTTTCAATAACATCTGTAACACAAGCATCAAACATTCGGCCAAATTGCAGTATCGCTAAATCAGCTGCATGCTGGTCATCGATAGCGCCTAATACCGCAACAGAATCAAACGCATCTATCCCACCCTTTTTACCTTTTAAATTTACAACACGCCAGAAATCATTTTCCGTGTAATCTTCAGTGACTAAAGCATTAATTTGACGGTAATCACCCTTAATAAACCCAATTGAACAAGCACCACTATTCACCATGGAGTCAAAACCATGTACTAATCGGCTTTGATGTGGTGCGTGTGTTTGAATGAAAATTGATTTAACACTCACGGAGTTATCCTCATTTTAGTTTGAGGATATTTTCTCAATTAGGTGAATCTATAAAGGCAATGAGTTCCATAGCTTATTTTAAGTTGGGAAACATTTTGATGAAATTTAAAGTAACAATGGCATGTGCTTTATTAGAGGCATCAAGGGGCAAATTGCCTGCTTGAAGTGAAACTAGATGCTCAATTTCAAATTGGTTCTGATTTCTTGCAGCTTTATCAAAAGCATATATTTTTAATCTCATTAAGTATTCAATTGGTGGCGAATGAGTACCATCTTTATTAAACATTATTTCTTTTATAGCTTTAGCACTATTCGCAATAGCTGCCTCTTTAGTCTCAATAAATGAAATGCTCAACTCATTTGAAGCATTACCAGTTACATGGTTGAGTTGAAAATGCCCCACATGCACTGCATCGGTTTGGGCATCTAGTAGTGATACATCTACATTATTGGCTAACCAAGCAACTTTGTTTGAAGAATCAAAAATTGGAATATTTGCTTGAGCAATTTTACTGTTTGCACGGTACGGGCGAATTTCAATTCCAAAATGGGCCGCTGAAAGTGTCCCTAATGCGTAAAGTTCCTGATAATGTGAAACAGCTCGATCAACAGTTAGACCAGACCACAAGACAGGATTCTTAGCAAAACGTTCTTTAAACGGATTTAAAACGTTTCCAAAACTGTTATTTATAGTTTTATTCTGCGTTTCGTATTCAAAAAAAGCCATTATTCTTCATCCTCTGGAAATTTACGGCTCTTAGCAATACTTTCAGCTAATGTTAATGCTTCCTCATATTTCATACCTGTATCGCGCTCAAGAATGTACGCCATAATATCTACATCTAAATTTGATTCTTTCAATGATGCGATTACTTGTGTTTTAAGTAATGTTGTATTCATTCTTGATTGAGCATTGTTGATTTCTTCTGTAGCTGCTGCAGTTTGGTTTGAATAGTATTCAACTTGCCAAGGGTAATCTTCAGGCTCAAATTGTTCGTTGTAAGCAAACCCCCAATCCAAATGAAGAATTTGATTAATCCCTTCGGAAGCTGCTGTTCGAATGTCTTGTGACCTACGCATGATTTGTGCAGAGGTATGGAATGCTCCACCTTCTCCAATACCACCAGTTAACATATCAGCCCAACCGACCATGCTTGGATCTAGACCAATTCCGCCCATCAGCAAACGGACATTAATCATGAACTGTTCAATATTAATAGGTGAGCTTCGTTGATTCTTGATATCACCTACTGGATTTAGAACTTGTTTTTCATCAAATACCGGAAGCATGTGAAAAGCAGTATTCCAGACTGCTTCACCACCTGATAAAGCATCACGGACATAAGCCTCATGATTTTTAAGCAAACCTTCTAAACCACGGATATAGGCTTGACGTTGTGCTGGCGGCATTCCTGACATATTTACTGTCAAGAACATCTGATTTACGGTATCTGCGATTTGCTGGCTATTCATAGATGCCAAAGCGAGGATTACATCATCATAAATATCTTCAATCTCATAAAGAAATGAGCCGCCTAAATGCGCGGGTAAGATTGGTAGCTCATCTGGATCATCACCCTCCAACATTTTCGTGACAAGACCAGTTTCAACAAGCTCATATTGAGCAATATTGCTCATACGGGGCATTTTGAAACGTACCATTTGGATAGTATTCAGTTTGGTAATAGTTTTTTGCCAATTGCGAGGATCTAAACAAAAAAAGGCGACAGTCTTACTGCCTTGTTCGAAAGGCTGTATTAATGGCGGATATGTATACTCATTACAAACGAGGTCAATTACACCTTTATCTTTTTTCCCATAAATACGTGCATAGGAATCACCGAAAGAAATAGCATCTCGGGCAAGTTTGCTTAAATACTTATTGATAAGCTTTTCCATCTTTACACGGCGCTCATCTAGTTGTTTTTTTAGTTTTTCAGCTGCTGGTCCACTGGCCTTTTTCAAGCGTTCGGCAGGTGTAATAAAGACTTGTTGGCCGCTATAAGAATCTCCGCCTAATGCGGCAGAAACATGAATCCCCATACCCTCTGCGATAGGTGCAAAGCGTAACATTCTCTCCCATTTTGTAAGAATTTCTTTTCTAGTACGTTTTTTATTGGCTTTGGTTTGATTAGTCCCAAGTGAAAACGGAGCCATAGTTTCATATAGCTGCGCTGTTGCATCCTGATTAGACGTATCGAATTGCTGATCATATGAATTAATATTTTCACCGAGTAACAACGATAAGAACCGAGAAGACATAACTAAGCCAAAATACATAAATAATTAAGTATTTTGATGGCTGCAAGTTTTCTACTTTTAGATGGGTTCCAAAGTGAATTGGAACCCTACAGATTTCATTAATTAACTGCATGCAATTCTATCTGAACTTATTTTTTAATCTGTTCAAAGGAAAAGCTCATGGCTGAAGTTAAAGTATTTAACGATTTAGATATCGAATTAGCTCAAAGAACCAAAGACATTGTAAATGCCCAACGTTTTAACAACCGACCTGCTTTCAAAACATTAAACCTAGGCTGGGACCTTGAAACTGGTTCCATTGCAGTTAACTACACTTTTGTAGAAGAACCACAAAGTAATGATCAGCCTGCATAAAATGCATTTAAATGGAGAAAGCCCCAATTAAGGGGCTTTCTTTTTATTAAAATTAATTAAGAATAGTCGTATCAATTAACAAAGGATAAGGAGCTGTTAATTGATACCAACTATGTGTGTTAACTTCAAAATGATCAAACCAAGCATATAATTCAGGCATCATATGTCCATTAGGGTCAGAGGTGTTTCTACCAATTTGATAAATTTTATTATCTTGATATCCATAGAAAGTTGATACATAAAATTCATCAACATCCATAGAAAAACTCCATATAACATCCATACCCTGAAATAATAAAGCCTTATTAGCTATATTTCCTGAATATAAATAATCAACCCCACTAATCTCTTGTAAACTAGTTACAATAGTTAAAGGCTTAGCTTGAGATGAAAAAGCTACAGTACCGTCTTCTCTGTAGATTTCTAAACCTACACCAGATGATAAGGGCTGAACCCTAGTAGAAAATATATATACCTTAGCTGCTGGGGGTTCTTCTATAGTCCATACACCGCCTGTTACTCGCTTACCGTAGTAAACAACAATATCCCAATTATCGCCATTAGATTGAATTCCACCAAAAGCACAACTACAGTCATTAATAACTTCTAAAGCAATAACAGGAAGAGGTAAATCAGCTTTTGGAAGACTAAGCTTACGCATCTTCCCATCAAAACGCCATCTAGGATTAAAACCGGGTAAACTATCAATTAGTACCCCTGATTTAATATCTAAAACAGAATGTAAGTGTAGATTGCTATAATTACTATCAATTTGAATAGTATTTCTATCATTAACTACTTGAAAACCTGCAGCCATTTAATAAACCCCATAATAGAATCCAGTAACTAGACCTGCATAGTTAATTGTATTACCTGAAATAGTTAATTTATTGTAGGTCATCTCTGCAAGATTACTTCCATAGCCGGGTAATAAATCGATAATAAAAAATATATTACCATTACCAATACTGTCAGTAGGTATTGTTACTGAACCTGAGATACCGGGAGGACTACCACCTTCCACCCTACCAATAAGTCTAGTAATTCGAGTAGTAGCATCTAATAATATATTCTTAGACTCATCAAATACTTGTAAGCCTTGTGGCATATTGTCCTCCAAAAATAAAGGGCTAGATAACTAGCCCCTCTTCACTACCACAGCCCTAATTTAACCCTGACAACATTATTATCATCGTATACCGTAATTAAACTTCCGCTTAACACCATTCTCGCGCCATTAGGCTTAGTAGGATCCTTATAGGTCGTTAAAGTTCCCAACTCACCAGCAATCGCGCTCAATTTATCGACTTTAAACAGTTCAGCTGTTAAAGACTTCGCTTTGAAGTTTGCTGCGGTCAAATTTTTAATAAATACATCACTATTCATAATGACCTGATTGTCTTGAATTATGAACGGCATATATTTAGTAGAAGAAGTACCTGTTGTGAAAAAAATTCTATCAGCTTGGAAACCTATAGAAGTTCGGACAGTTCCATTATTTTGTTCACTTACCATGGATAAACCAGAGAAAACACCGTTGTTATCCATTCCCATTACGTATTTACCTTTCATCCCGTTGATCAAATCAACTTGAGACTTAAGATTAATTGCATTTGGCCCATATACTGAAGTGAGAGTTTGAAGTGAACCAGCGTAAGCTCCTACATCCGTGGTATATGTAGTTTTAAAACTCTCAAATTCAGCAATATTGTCTGCATCTTCAATATCGATGTAATCAAGATCCACTTCGCCTGCTTGAGCTGCATAATTGCCGATAAAAACAGGAGTAAAGAAAGCTGCTTTATTTGCAAATGTTTTGGGGTTTGTAAGCGTTCCAGCCCCACTACTTGCACCAGCAGATCTACCCTTGAAATACGCAACACCAGTAACCCAAGAACCCAATGCAGGTGCAGCACCACCAACCACATAATGACTTGAGCCAATATCTCCATTTATGTAATTCGTATCTGTAATAAATGCAGATTTTGCGGCATTAAAACAGGTGGCCCCCACATAAACTACACCAGCACCTGACACCCTTCTGTAGCGGTATTTAATCCGGTACATCTTATTATCATCAATTGGTAAGGTAGAGAACCAGTTTAGCCAGATTTCATCGTTGCCAGAATTATCACCCATCCGTAATGCATAACCTCCCCGACATGTTTGATCTTCAATTAAACGCATACCTATTCTTGAGCCGCTAGGCGTTCTGTTAATCCAATCTATCTCAAAAGTTTGCAAAGCAGACGCCATAATGGTTTGGCTATTTGCTGAATAGAGGGCTGATAATCGTTCATTGGATGAAGCAACTGCCTCATTCAATTTTGAAGAAGTCACATAATCTCTTTGTATGTCAGCAACTGTTCTAGATGCTGCAGCAGCTGTGTCTTGAGCTTTTACAATTTCTGCAAAAATTGGTACTGGTACAAGTGACGAATTATATTGAATTGGTTCAATAGATTGTCCCAAAGCTGTGAAAGACTCAGTTTTAATAAGTGGTGTAATCGTTTTATAGTGTGAAATATCATATCTCGCCCCACCCCGTAAAAAGACAGTTTCAATTGAAGAGTTAGGCATTTGTTTAATGTTTATTAAAGGTGATTGTGCAGTCCAGCTAAATGAGAACTTATCAATAATTCTATTTTCTGCTTGAGTACCCCATCCATTAGCGGTAACACTCCATTCACAATTAAGACCGAAAGAGCGTGTACCATGTGTAGCCCAAGGCACATTACTATTATTTTGGCCGCCCAAAGTACAAAATACTTTAAAATCATACTTTTGCTTACCGGTAGCCAACTGAAAGATAACAGGATAGTAAATATCTGGATTCAAACCTGATAAGTCAACATTCGTTAAAATATTTTCTTTTAAGCTTTCAGTATTTTTCTGTAATGGATCAATATATTCTGACTTTAACTGATTTGACGATGCAGCAATTGCTCTTTCAATATTTGTATTAGTTAGGTCAGAATTAAGAATATATGCACTATTTGTTCTATCTAATTTAGAAGACATTTCAGTAAGTTTACTTGCCCATGTTTCCTTAAAATTAGTTAATGTCCCTAATGATTCTGTAGCTGTAGAAACGAAATCTTGTAAATTAGGATCTGCAGATGCATAGTCAGTTACGTCATAACATTCAATTTGAGCTAAAGTCCAGGATAGAGGGCTTTCAGGTGTTGGGGCTAGTCCACCCGCTACATGTACGAATCCAGAAGTATCGAATCTTCCGGTGGCACCGGATTTAACCATACGAACATAAACTTCAAATCTACCCGTCCCGTCAGTGCTCCCAATGAATTTATCTACTGATCCATCGCCCATTAAATTTGCTGCAGGATATAACTTGTAGCCGATAGGTAATTTAATCAGGTATTTAATGATGAAAATAGCATTTGAACGTGTGAAAAACTGTTGATGAAAACCGCCGAAATTCGGGCTTGCTGAACCAGTTGTAACGATTCTAACCTCATGAGTTGAAGTGGTCGGATTGTCAGCACTTTTAACTTCACGAGTAACACTAACTGTACCATTCTGAAGATTGTTGTAAGTGCCGACGTTGTTCATTCCTTTCTTGAAATTTACATCACCGTAAAGCAACTTACCGTTAGTAATCATCATTGCAAGCTTAGTTGTATTTTCTAATGCTGAACCCAGATTGTCGGTGCTTGTTTGGAGCTGAGTAATATCATTATTACGAAGATTAATTAAATCTTTTGATGTTTGATCCGCTGCTGCTTTAGTAGTTTTTAATACCGTTGAAAGTCCACCTGGTACAGAAGCGTCATATTGCTGAATTTGTTGTGCAATAACACCTTTGTTAACATCAGCATTGATAAATGTATCTTCAACAAATTTCGCATTTTGTTTAAGAGTAGTTTTAAAGCCTCCTTTGAAATTAGGAGCAGAATTTCCTCGGCTAATGAAAATATTCGAAACTGAAAATGTGCCCGCTGAAGGAGCATTATCAAATCGTAAACCCAGAGGAACAAATTCAAAATTCGTAGCTTTTACATCACTTGGAAAAATCCCCGTTAATTCTAATTCTCCACTTGCTTGAACAGTAAATAATGGTAAACCAAGCCCATATACCGCGCCGTGAAATTGGATGGTACAAACTGCACCAATTAGACCTGCCGAAGCATTATATTTGATTCGTATAACTACAGGATCACCTTTAGCGATTGGTAGTTCTTTAATTTTATATTGTAGTTCCCAGACTGGAAAAGTTTGATTTGTGCCTATTGAAACATTTAATGTTTTGATTTCATCTCCTAATAAAATCCAATTGTCTTCTGCGTATTGAATAGTATCTAGTTTTGCTGAAAAGGATTTTATTTCTTCTGCAAATACTTCTTTTGCATCAGATCGAGTAATTTTTTGTTGAAGAATTTGAGCATGATTTTCTAAAACTTTTTGCAAGTTTCCACTGTTATTTGCCAAACCTAGAGGAATGCCACTAACGACCTGAACAGCAACCATTATCTGTTTTGCACCATTCAGACCAGAATCAGGAGTTGCATGGAGCTCAATACCTCTTCCAGCCCCAATTCCTTTCTGACCAATTAGGATATATGCATCCCTTCCCGTAATCTGATCAAGAGTAAATTGATTTGCACCTAATGAAAGTAACGCAGCTTTAACTGTGTTTAAATTCATAGCAATGTAATCATAATTTGTGATTATCACAAAAGTATCTTTAGGTATTTCATTAATAGCATTACTCATGGCAACGGCGTTTGCAGGGTCACCATATGTGTCATATCGAGTTGAAGTTGCAATCGAGCCATCTGCTGCTAAAACATGCACAGAAAAGCCGCGGTTAGAAGCTACAGATATAGTCTCACCTTTTAAGTTCTTGATTCCAGTAAAATCATTATTCCAGCCTGAAGAATAAACTCTGTAATTAAAGACTTGTCCTAGATCTTGATTTAACTGCTTGTAATTAGAATCTAAGCTATTAATTGATTGGGTTATATTTTGTTGATTATCACTAATTGTAGAGTTTATTTCCTGAAACTTCCCATCAACTGTTAATTTATTCGTATCAACAGTAGATTTCAGAGTTGTATAATTTTCAGTTAGTACTTGGATCTTTTCTAAATTTTTCTGAACATCTGTTTTAGTACCTGTAATTGCTAATGAGTTAGCTTCTAAACCTTTCTCAATTTCACGAGGATTTTTTCTAAATCCTGTTGCTAACTCACCTTTCTCTAATTGAACTTCTCGAATTAAGAAATCAGGAGCATACCCTACTTGAGCACATAGGATAATATTAATATACTGTAAGTTATTGATATTTGTATCAAAAGTATAAGTACATAATACTTCTTTATCTGTTGCAATATTCCATTCATTAACAACCTGATTATTACTGCTACCATCATATCTATGGATGATTAATAGCAAAGTTTTTTGTGCTGCAGTTAGAGCTTTGGCTTTAAGTGACAACGTATAGGTTTGATTTATTTCTAAACCATCAGCTATCGTAATTGACTCGATAAAACCTTTAAAATATGTAGACGAATTCGTAGAGCGGAATCTCCCCCAGTTTGCGCCATAAGCATCCTTAAAAACTTCTAGAACATTACCTTCAACAACAGCATTCTGACGCCAGTTAGAGATTGAAAAAGGCGCATAGAAATCACCATTCTTGATTAAATTGTCTCCACCACTTGACGAGATTGTTGCTTTTAGAATTTTACTTTCTTCAGCTATAGCTTTATTTGTTTCTGCTTTTGTATAACGGGTGCTATCCAGTGTTGCTGAACTATCTGTCCATAAATTTCCGAACTTCTGCTTAAATTTTGCTTCCAATTCATCTGTAGCTGCGGCAACTGCTTTATTTGTGTCAGCAGTAGTCGAATAATTTTGTAGTTGTGTAGCGCGTACAAGTGATGTGTCTACATCTTTGTCAGTAAAAACGCTATTTACCCGATAAGCTTGTAACTCCCACCAACCGCCACTTCCATTGTGTCCAAGTGCAAAACCTAACTTCATTTGTGGATGAGTATTTAAAGTTACAACCTGTTCGATATATACCCATTCTTCGTTTGCTGGAATTCTGTTTAAAGCAATCACTGATGCAGTGATTGTAGCATTTGAAAAACTACCATCTGCTTTGCCATACATAGCCGTAATGCTGCAATCACCTGTAGAATCTGCACTTCGGCGAACCCAAAAGCTAACCTTATATGAACGATTTGTCGGTAAAGCTTTGCGGCTATATATCCAACATCCTGCTTGATTCGAAGAATCTTTTCTAAAGACAGTATTGCCAACTTTTCCTGTATTAGTTGTTTTAAAGTGGATTTTCAAATCATAACTATAGTAATTAATCCAATCTTCAGGGTTTTTTAAATTAAAATCTGGCAGTAATGAGTCACTATCATTAGCAGATTCAATAGATGCTTTAACATTTTTAATTTGAGCATTAAGCTGATTAGTTTGATTTGCTGTAGCTTCGTCTAACTTTGCTGTGGTTGCATAGTTCTGCAGTGCTTTTGCGGTGTTATCGATATTTTTTTCAGCATTTGAAAGTCCAGTTTCAAGACTTGATGTTCTCTTTGTTAGTGCCTCCTTTTCAGTCACATATGTTTGTTTGAAATCATTAAAGTTTGCATTAACTTGATCTACTGCAGCGTTGTAGTCATAAGCACTGGGGATCCACGATTCAGTAGTGATTAAGTCACCCCTGACAAGCACTGCCCAATAAACCGTTCCGACTGAACCTTGAGCAGCAGTAGGACTGTTAATCATGTAAAAATTTAAAGCACGTTTTTCAATAACTTGATTATTTTTAACAAAGGTTATTTTATTAATAACTTTGCCATTTGTATTAACAACGGATTGTAAGGCTTGCTGACCTCCCCCAGCATAAACTGCCAAATTAGAGTTTGTATCCGCACCATTTCTTTGATGTTCGGCACACCACATTAAAGTGTATTTTGCGCCTACCTCCCAATCCTCGCCTAGCTTATATGAAAGATGAGGATATGAAGTTCCGTTATATTTACCCACAACATTTGACTGGATAAGCAAATTCGAACCAGCAGCTGCGGCTCTACTCAAACTTGCAGAGAGTGCTGTTGCTTGCTCTGTAACTGCTTTAATCTGTCCAGCTTGTTCTGTTACATCTGATTTCGTTGCTTCCAATGCTTCTGACGAAGCCTTTTTATTTACTTCATTATTAGTTAAATTTAGATCATTTCTAAGCTTAGAAATATCTAAACTTTGAGAAGACAATGTTTCGCCGTGCTTCTTAACTTCCGCTTGAGTGATCTTAATCGCTTCTGCATTAGCATTTAATGAGCTTTGCGTATCCCGAGGGCTTGGGCTCCATGCTGTAGGTTTATTGCCGGCTTCGATCTGTAATTTTTGAATTGTTGGAATTCGGCCTGAGCCATAAGTACCGTAAAACTCAATTGTAGATTCAGTTGAACTGTCAGTGTTTAATTTAGGAAAAACCGTCACTGCAAATTTTTGAAATTCATTTGCTTTAGTTACTGTAACTGAAGTTGTGAAAAAGTGGGCAGAACCATTAGATGAGTAAACCTGAACCGAACCGGCAACAGGTACACTCACTTCAAATGAAATGGTAACCGGCTTATCTAAGTTTTCGTCATAAAAAACTTTTAACTCTTTGCTTCGTTCATACATTAAGTATTCACGACTTGTTGTAGCTGTCGATGTTCTAGGAGCTTCTGAATTAGCAACTGCATTAACACCACCGATTTTTAAATTATCTACAGCAGCTGTTATATCAGTCGATACACGGCCCATTGCACTTTCGAGATCACTCTTTGTAGCTGTTTTCAATAAAGCTTGAGCATTGCTCTGAATACCTGTTTCTGCATTCTGCATTCTTGTTTCAAGCTTACTGGTCCTTTCAGCTTCAGCTTCTGTTCTGTTAGTTGCTGTTTTGAATAAATCATTTGCAGTTGCAGTTGCATCATTAGCTGAAGCTAATGAGTTGTTATCTTCAACAATAATGTAATTAAGCTGACAAATTCCTGTCTGGAAGTTGTAGTTTGCAATAAAGATTGGGGCATAAAATTCAGCTTGCGCTGGGAAAGTACGCGGATTATCAATTGTCCCTAAGCCAGTTGCTGCCCCAGTAGATTTACCCTTCATGTATAGAACTACTTCTTGCCATTCACCTAAATTAGGTTTAATGGCCGACAATAAGTAGTTAGAAGAACCCATATCTCCTGCAAGGGTGTTTGTAGTCGTTACGTATTTACTTTGGTCTGCATTTTTACATGCAACACCAAGATAAATAGATCCATTTTCACCGAGTACACGGCGGAAACGTGCACGAACCCGATAAAGTGTATCTGGGTTAATCTTTACAAACTCATTCCAATGAACCCATGTTTCATCATTATCAGCATTATTCCCAAGCTCAAGAATATAACCACCTAGTGCATCAGAATCTTGAATTACTTTCACTTCTGCAGTGGTACGCCAACGTGTCCAGTCATCAATACCTTTTGTCGTAACGACTGCACGTACCCCAGAAGTTACTTGAGTTTGAGATTTTAGACTTAATAAATTTTGAGAAAGGGCTTCGGTAGCTTTTACAGCTGTTGTTCCTGTTTGCTGCGCTTCTGCTGCATTATCAAAAGCCAATTTTGCAAGATCATCAGTAGTTTTAAGTGATGATGAAAGGCCATTTATGCTTGTATTTGTATTACTTTCTAAGGTCGAAACACTTTTTTGAACATCAGTAATTTGCCCTTGTACCTTTAAGTTTTCTTTAGAGATACTTGTATTAAGTTCACTAAATTTTGAAGCAGTAGACTGTTCCAACTCGGTAAGTGACTCAGTAACTTCTAAAATATTTGCATTAGATTTCCGATCAGCTTCTTCCAAAGCTGCTTTCGTTTGGTCGATACGTAAAGATAAGGCTTTATCACCATCAGAAACTGATTGAGCAATTGTTGCTATATCCGACTCTGTTTTAGTTTTATTCGAATTAAAGTCAGTTTTTAGTTCTTCAAGTTTTTTTGCTTCTGAAACAACCTTCTCATCAACAAGTTTCACTGAAGATTCTACTTTTTCGATGTTTGCGGCATTACCTTCTATTTGTTCTTGTGAGTTTTTAAGAGTAGATTCAATTTGTGAGGTTTTCTCAGCAATAGATTGATTCAAATCACTTACAGTACGTTCGACTTTGTTAATAGCAGTTTTGTTGTCACCAATTTGTGATTGTGCGGTGCTAATTTGCTCAGTAAACGCTTTATCTTGAGCTGCTAGAGTTTTTATTTCTTCTGAAATTAGAGCGTTTGACTTACCGAATTCGTTTTGCATTTCAGCAAACTTAAGCTCAAAACTTTGAGTTAAAGCCTCTTTATCATTTGCACGTGCTTCAGCTTCAGCTAGAAAACCAGAATCAACTTTCTTATCAAGATCAATATACTGAGCTGCAATTTGATCTACTTTTTTAACTGCAGCTTCAGTTTGGGTTACAACCGGTTCAATTTTTTGATTAATGAGTGTATTAGTTTCTTCACCTAATGCTAATTTAGCGTCATCAATCATTTGACCAGCTTTAACTAAGTTTTGATCAATGTCTTGTTTTAAGGCGGCCTTAGTTTGATCAATAACATTTAGTGTGTCAGCTGCTTGTTTTTTACGGTCCAGAACTTCTTGATCCGCAATTTTTTTTGCGTTTTCTGCAACTAACCGAATTTCATTTGAATCACTTCTTACATCAGCAATGATTGAATCTGTTTCTCTTTTAATAAATCCGATTTTGTCATCGAGTTCTTTTTCAGCACGAATTGCACGTTGCTGAGCATCTGCAACCAGCGCTTCATTCGCTTGAATAGACTGATCAATACGTTGATTTGCTTCATCTAAACGAATATTGGCATCACTTACATGCTGCTCAACAATCTGTTTAGTATCAATAATTTCTTGATCAATATAAGCTCTTACTTCTTCAACCTTACTTTGTGCAATTTGACCAACTTCTTTTACTTGATCATGTATTTTTTGCACTTCTTCATCGATGTGATTAATACCTTCTTCAAGCAATTTATAGGCATCAGAATCTTTAATATTTTCAATTAACTTTTCTACTTCTTTTACTTTTTCTTCAATCGCTTGATTAGCTTGCTCGTTATTTTCAATCTTTTCCCCTTGTTCTTTTAATTCGTCCTTAAGCCCTTCTAACTTATCAAGAGCGTCTTTAAATGCACCCTCAATAGCTTTAGGGTCAATAGGCACACCCGCAACCGTAAGCGTTGTGCCAACGGCCATACTACCCGCTACAGAACTATTGCCAGCTACTGAAGTATTACCCACTACTGTGCTATTACCAGTTTGTTGAGTATTAGCTTGTACATTCATTAACGGCGTTTTGATCGAAACGGTTGTGCCAGAATCTACTTTTAAATTTTCTTTAGAGATAAATTCAATATTGTCTTGTCGAATACGGCGCACACCTACAATCGCCGCGCCGTCTCCGTGACTAACATAACTATGGATTACTGGACGTTCTTCATTACCATTTTCAAAGAAGACATAGACGTCTTCCCCATCCACAATTTGAATTTCTGTATCTAAATCACTATCGCCGACTGGATACGCAAAAGTTGCTGTAATTCCTTCACTCGCGCCATCAGTTAAACCATGAATGTGTACTTGTGCAGTACGACCTTTTGCGTTGTAACTTAAAATCTTTGCACGTTTTAAACCACTCATATATTTGACCTACAAATTAGCAATCCAGAACTTTGATGAAGTCCCCATTGATCCCCCGATTGCGCCTGTATCTATATGATGTGCAGCAGTTAAAACGACATACTTCTTACTATCTATTTCGAATATATCGCCTGCATTCCAGTTCAAATTTAGTGGTCTAATAATGGTCCCGCGCATGATCAAAACTTTTTCCAAGTTTTTGACTTGTCGGGCATCTAAACCAGCTCTTTGCGTCACAGTGTGGCCTGGGGTTATTGAGTCATCACCAACAACCGTTGAACCGTTATTCTCAACTGTGACAAAAGATGATTTTTGCATCAGTTCCAAAGGTTTACTGGATATCCAAACGACACTGCTAGGATCTAGTTTTGTGATAGGTTCCTTTTTAAAGAAAGAATCAATTTTTTGAGCAGACACTTTATTATTTTGAAAGCAAATTACAGCCGCTTCTTGTTGTAGATAATGAGCCAAGCGCTGTGTAGGCATACTACCCTTTAAACAAACAAATTTAGGCAAAGGTAAATCACTGCCCAGACTGATCGTTGCACCACAAGCTCGAATTACTGAATTAAAAGAAGTTTCATTACTAATAATTGCTTGCTTTGAATATTCAATAAGTCTTTTACAACCAGCCAAAATACCAATACATGAGATGCCACCTACTCGCCGATCTTGTTTAATAGTCTGAGTTTTTAGAGGGGTTACTTTGATAAGTTCGAAAGGATGAGATATGTCATTTACAGTAAGTAGCTCCCCTTCTTTTAAAAGGGAGTCTAATTCAGTAGTAGATTGAACTGTGAACTCAATGGATGCAGGAATAGGTACGAGATCAGTTCTTAAAGTTGCACTAATCAGCTCAGATGCTGGAATAATTTTACCCGCAGATACAATGGTGATTTGCATTAACGGTTCCCCAAGTTAAAATTAAAACTAATTGGGGCCATACAAAACACAAGTTTAGGCAAAGCGTCTTTCTTTTCATTATAGTTCTGTTGAGCTTCTGATACAGATAGCCCATAACTTTCGACTCCGAGCCCACGAGTAGCTTCAACCAATCTAGCTTGCAAAAGATCACAGTGAGCTTTTACTAATGGTTGGATGATTACGTACTCATCACCGCTAAGTACGATAGTTTCATTCAGTTCAATACTCTTGGTAGCTTTAGTTTGACAATCTAAAACAGCCCATCCGGCATAATATTTTGCCTCATCTAAAAATGCTTTCACGATATCATCAAGCAAAATTGAATAGCCCGATAATTGATATTCTTTATAGAGTTCTTCTGAAAGTTGCTGGATAGAACCAGCAACTACAGCATAACCTTCAGATTCAGGTAATAACTTCATAGCCATTACCCAAATAGATTGCCCAGTTGACGACCAACGCCTTGCACAGCATTTGCAAGATTAGTTGCTTGTTGAGCAGTATTGATCACTTGCTGAACTCGATTAACAAGCTCAGCTGTACCATCAATTTCTTTTTTACCCGGCTGAATACTGCCGTTGGTACCAATGTTTGCGAAGCTACCAAAGTAGTTATAGTCGATTGGGCAAGAGACAGTCATAACTTGAGATCGGCTATCTGAATCATACTCAGCTGACTCAAAGCGAATAGCACAGTTTTCAAGTGCATATGAGCGTGTAAAACTTCCTAATCGGCCATCGTAATAATCACCATGGATGATTCCACCACTAGCTACGACATATTCAGCTAATAATTGATCATGCCCTGCTTCAGTTACTAGGATTTGAAGGTTGCCTGTGTAATGGGTTTTCGGAGGACCAGCAACAATTCCAGTAAATCCACCAGCATATTGAACTTCTGCTGGATCTTCATTACTCACAATCGGACGTGGGCAACTTTTAAATAAGAAGCGAAGATCTTCCATGCCACGAGGAACAAACATCCCCTGACACGCTAATAAGGGTGAACCAAGTTGCTGTAGAGCAATGTAATCTTGTTTAAGCTGATTTAGTAAAATCGGATTAGATTGTTGCATATTTCTGATGCTCAATAGCTATAATATGCCCCAAGATTAAAAGGTTATTTCCACTTAAAATTTGATTGGTTCCATAAAAAAAGCCACCCTATAAGGTAGCTTTTTTAATCTGCTTTTTATCCAATATTTGGTGGTACTCGCAGAACCTGCAATGAAGGTACACCCCGATCTAGTGCATCTTGGACACAACGATAATCGGGGTTATTTGGTTCATAACCGAGTTCACCGCGAATATTTCCTTTATGGATCGTCATAGGCGCATCAAAACGCCCACGCATAAAACGACCAATAATAATTGTGTCAGTTAATGATTGATTGGTCTTTGTTTCTGTTTTATCAGTTTTTTTCTGATATTGAATACCAGGCGCTTCACCTATGATTTGAGTTGTATTCATTAGTATTTCCTTAATTAAATGGATTATAGGTAAAGCCAAAAAATGACCTTACCTATGAGTAATTAGTAAATACCTAAGCGTTTACCTTTTTTGAATGAACGTAAACGCTTGTTGATTGCATTCGCAGTAAAAGCATGAAGTCGAGCTTTTTTCATACCAGCTTTTTGTGCTGCAGTTAAACGGAACTTTTGTCCAGGTAATCGTTTATTCACAACGGTTTTGACACCTTGACGAATAGCCAACACACCACGGTAGTGAATTTTTCGTCCATTTACTTTCCGTTGGCTAAATGCTCCATTTCGAGCTTTAATTTTTTTAGCCATTGAATCAAAACCTTCTTCAGTTTCATCCGCTTCACCGAAAATAAACTCTCGAACGAGTTCTTCAAGTTCTGGGCCATCGTCTGGCATATTAGCAAGAACTGTATTGGCTGCTGCTTCTAACGCCGCATCAGCAACTTCTGTATCATCACTAAAGATCTCTTCAATATCAGAAGCGTCAACGCCAAATGTTAAGAAAGCATCGGAAAGAGACGCCATCAAAGCGTTTTCATAGATACCTTCTTCATCATCTGCACCATCTAATGCATCGACAATTAATGCGTCTAAATGATCAACGCCCAGTTCACCTTCTTCAAGCTTACCTTCACTGATTGTATCTACCGTATCGGATAGAATGTTCAGAGCAATTTGTCGTACTTGTTCAATCACAGATTGCTGTTCTCGATCAGTACTTGAAACCTTACTTACAACGGTAGAAATATTCTCCGCTGCTGAATCAAAAGCACGTAAAGTTAATGGTTTTTCAGTAGTGGGTCCGAATGGATTCATCTTGATAGATCCTTAAAATTATTTAACTAAAACGTCGTCATCAAAAATTGCGGCACGAGTTGTACCAACAACTCCATGGGCTAAATAGAGTCGTACACGCTCATATGGATAGTCTTTGTCAGGTATTAAACTGAACTCAAAAGGTTTACCCCCTAGATCTTCAGCCGGTTGTAACCAACCGGTTGTCTCACTAGAAGCGCCCTCTAAAAACTCTTGAATGTCATCACCAGCTTTTTTGATATAGTCCGGTGTAGCTTGGAACATATAAGTCCGCAGGATCTCGATACATTTATTCGTAACCCGAGCCGAAATCTCCGCGGCGGGAACTAAACGCAAAGCACTATTTTTGCTTTGGTATTGCGTAAGCACATCACTTAATACAAATAATGTAGTTTCAAACTTAACTGGGCGAACTACATTTACTTTAGCCTTAGCCAACATTTCTTGAGTCTGTTCATCTTCAAGATCAATATTCGGCATCTGGCTTAAGTTTTTTGCTGTAAATGGATAATCTTTCCAAGCTACTGCATTTTTTAACGGCGCAAAGCCTTGTTTATTTAACTTTGCATTACGTAATAATTTATCGCCGATGTAATGGCCCAAATAATAAGCTGGTACCTTTCGCCCTCTTAGCGTGACAGCATCAGATGGGCGGCAAAGGTTCGGGCTCCAAATGAATTGAACAAACTGAGATTGAGCATCTACGCTTGTCGCAAATTGAGCTGCTTGCTCAGCTGTAAAAGTTGGGTTGATTTCAGCATCCAAAGGAATACGTAATTTTGTAGCTGCACGTTGAGCCGCAACATAAATTGGTAAATCATGAGGATTTGGTAAAGTCAGATATGCTGGTGTGCTTAATTGGCTTGTCAGAATTTTATATAGTTCATCTGGTTTAAATGACGGTAACGATTCGTCTTCCAATGCCAACGTTTTTGATGCACGACCTAAGCTATTTGATTCGTTATAAGCATTAGATTTGAGAATTGCTTGTAACGCATCAATACCTAACGATAAATCAAATCGCTCGAAATATTCTTTCGCATCAGCTACAGCGACAATAGAAGCAGAATTTTCAATGTCTCCATCTACTAATCCCTGAACAGTAACAATTTGATCACCTGTTACCGCATCACGTATTTCCAAACGCATAGAAATATCTGCAGGACCGCGTGGGCTAGTTACTTTCGCAAAAAAGGCCACATTGATTTCTGTATTTGCAAGATAACTGTGAGTATCAAATTCCAGTTTTAGTGATGGGCTGGCCCCTGCAACAAGGGATAGCTCACCTGTACTTGATAGAGCAAGTATATTCATTACATTACACGCCCAAGGCTATTTGTTTTAAGTATTTTGAGCCGTTGGCATTTTTGATTTTCTGGCTAGTTCCAATGTAAAAAAAACCACTCGAAAGTGGTTTTTCATTTCCTAAATTTTATAATCCGCTAGCAGGTTCTGTAGGCTCTTCTGCCTCAGTAGGTACAATTTGAAGTACATTACCTTTCAAGCCATTAATTTGATCTAGGTTATCTAGCAATTGTTTATGAGCTTCGTCACCGATCAAAGTGAATGTGACCTTTTGACCAGCTTGTACCAAAACTTGTGTAAATGGTTCGGTAATGTCACTTAAACCGTTATTTTGAAGTGTAATACTTCGTTCAGTAGGATGATCACCTACAGCATCCATAATTGGGTTCGTGCCATCAATAATGAAAATAGTCATCTTGTTACTCAACAGTTAGATTCTTACCAAGCCCCTTCAACTGACGTAAGTTTTCCAGTACTTGATGTTTAAATGTTTGGTTATGACACGTAATACTTGCTGTTTTACCTGCCTCAATAGCAACACGTGATAACGGTTCTAAAACTGTTGAAAATCCGTTATTAGTAATTTTAATAACTAGCGGATCCACGCTACTCCCACCTGATACTGTTAACAAATCCGTAATGGGAGTATTAACTTTAGAAGTATCAGTTTCTTTAAGGACATGATCCGATTCATTCCCCACATCATCACCAGACTTACCACCATTAGAATCTAGATCATTTGAAGGTTTGACAGAATCATTCGATGTTTCAGTTGGATTTCCATTTTCTTGAGTATTGGACTCTTCATTATCTGAATCGCCATTTTTCAAATCAGTAGGTTTATTACCTTCATCTTGAGATGCGCCGTCTTCAGGACCTTGGCTATTTAACAAATCACCTTGGTCTGAAGCTTTTTCATCACCAGCTTGGGTATTCTGTGTTTCTGTAGTTTTATTGGTTTTATTACGTGTGTTTTTTGGTTTAGTAGTCGCTTGTTCGTCAGTTGAAGCTAAAGTTTCGTCAGTGTTTTGTGTTGCTGCAGCCATGAGATTTTCCTTTCAATAAATAGGGTAAAAAGGCGCATCTAAATGCGCCCTTATCTGTTTTACTTACGAATTTTTGAGGGATGGCATATTGATACAGTGGATGACATAGCTTTGATCAGCATAACGTTCTAACGGGTTCATTTCGGCTGCTTGAGCACCGATTAAAGTAAGTACTGATTCACGCGCATCTGGTCGAGTTTCAATAACTGAAAGAGGCGTTTGAATAAAGCCAACGAACGGCGCACGAATTGGCTCATTACCACGACCAACTAAAAGCATATCAAACGCTGTATCTGCTTCAGCTACAAGCTCTTGTGCTGACGGTGCGTGGTAAACGTTAGTACCATCTGCAAGAGTACCAATACGGACAATTTGACCGTAACCAGCAGTGTATCCGGTTTTAACTGGCATCTTGTCGCTTGACAGTTGATTAAAGAATACTGACCCAGTATCGCCAACATATAAGTCAAATGCTACGGTAGAGCCACCAGTACGTTGGTTAATATCCAATTTGGCCGCTGCAATAAATTTATTTACTTCCGCAAACAAGTCACCTGAAGTATTAAATGCAGCTGCTAATTTTCCAGTCACACCACGAGAAGCATCAAAAGTAACTTCACGAGCGGAGTATTCAGCTAAATCTTTTGCTTCACCTAATAAACGTACAGTTTGTTCTAAGAAGATTTTACCTTGAACAATTGCTAAAGCCTGACCCAGAAAACCAAGCTTAAGTTCGTTAGTTAGCTGAGATTGTAATAGTGTTGAAGCTGTTACCCGTGCCATGATAGGTGACGCAATCAATGTTTCATATTCAGGTTCGAAATCAACACCTACTGGGGTTAATAGATAGTTATCATTGCCATCACGCGCATCAAAATCCGCCACAAGATGAACTTCAATTTTCGCACCAGCTGGTAATGCTTCATTTAATGTCACGCTAATTTTGCTAGCTGAAATATCAATTTCGCTACCAACAACACGATATTCAACGCCGTTTACTACTACGTCTTTCTCAGCAATAGCAGAAATCTTGCCTGAAAATTTTGATTTACTGCGATTTCGAGTATGCGCAACTTCTTTACCATTGATCTTGATAGATACATTACCCGCAATAAATGGCAATAAACTCGCTTTGGCGTCAGGTGTTTTAGCCTTGAAGTCTTCATAACCAGTTCGTGCAGTCACAGTATAAGTTGTACCTGCGCCCCCATTAGACAATGCAAAACGGAATCGTCCTTCAACATAAGGCTTAGAAGCATTTGCACCATCTAAGTATTCTGATTTCTTCATTGCACCAAAATCACGGTTGGTGATAAAGCGAATAGATACAATCGGTACTTCATTTGAGCCATTTGAGTTGGGAATCATAGCAACGATAGGTGTTGCATAAGCGATAACGTTGGCGATAGTAGCAACTGTAATTGCTGGAACGATGCTTACAGATTCATGATGCTGGTGATTTACATCATCAAAACCAGATTCATTAATACTATCGTAATAGCTAAGGGTCTCGGCAGGCAAAGCAGCTGCTTGTTTCGCACCACTTAAACCAGCAGTTAATGCAGCTGCAATGATTGAAGGATGCGGTAATTCACCTCCATGACGTGATTGATATTGTGATACCCCAAACATCACAGCTTTATCAACTTCTGGCGCATATTCGATGCCAATTGAATCAAAAATTGCTTTTAATACTTCTGGGTACTCTTCTGCCGCTGTTTGAGCACTGTCAAACCCATTTTCAAGCTCTTCAGGACTTTTGAAATAGTAATTTCGGCACTGAACAGTAGCTAGTTGTTGAGCATCATACTTTTTACGAATTTCTTCTGTTAACACAGTCATTTTAAACCAGCCTTTGGCTTTCTATGTAAGATGCAGAAAGTCTGACATGGCGTATTTTTACTAAAACTGGTCGGTTCCAAACATAAAAAAGTCCCCAAAATTGAGGACAAAGAAAATGTAGCTAAAGGACCATCTCAGCCCTTTATTTATATAGCTATCCGCTTACACCACTTGAAACATAAATCTCCACATTATCACCTGCTTTCACTTTATAACGGAGCTTATCCCAGCAATGCTGTCTAAACGGTTCAGTATCGGGCGCAGCAGCTGTTAATGTAAGAATAGACACCCAGTGAGAATCGTTTTGCGGATCTGCATATGGAATATTGCTTCCGAAAAACTCTACTTCTGCCCCGTTCCCGATTACCTGGTAATTGAATATTGCAGAAGTACATTGTTCAGCCATTTCAATGTCGCCTGTCTTTTTACCTTTTTCATTGAAAATTAAATAGCTCATTTAGTTTCTCCATCACCTATAGGTGAAATAAACAAATCATCTCTACGGTTTAAAACATACTTACTGCCAAAATCTGCCATGAGGCTAAAACCAGTAATATTTACAATCTCAAACCACAACATTAGGTTTTCATAAATCATTAAACCTAAAAGATCACCTTCTTTAAGAATCAAGTCAGGGATGTTGATTATCCTTTCCAAAACATCATCCAATTCTTCATTGAATGTCTCTACTTGAGCGGTTAGCACCAAGTCAGATGGGTTATTCATTGAGAAGTTCTTTTGAATATAACCACCATTAAATTTATCGAAATGAACATAAGCAGCGCCCTTATATTCATACTTGTAGTTGGGTTCGTCTTGAATCGATAAAGTGTTCGCTTCAAAAGAAAGAGGATCTAAAGGTTTTGAATCTTCAGCCGGATTATTGAAAATTACTTCTTTTCGCCAAATTTGCGCTGGAATACTTGCTAGAGCATTCATCACAACACGTCTAGCTGCTAAACGGCGTCCATTTGCAACTTGATTTACTGATCTATTTAGCATTTCGACTTAAACCCTTCATAAAGACATTTAACATGTCATTGTCGATTGCGCCTGATTTATGTAAGGCTTGAATTCTTTCAATTTGACTCGCTCTAACAGTTTCCACTTCAAAACGTTTGAGGGTTTTTAATTCGCGTTCTAAGAGCTTTTTGGCAACTTTATCAGCTCTACGCATCATTTCTTTTTCTGCTTTTTGGATATTGGCTTTGATTGGCTTAACAGAACCATTCATCAAATCCTTTACTTGCTCGTTAATTGAATTCTGTATTTGCTTATCTGTTTGTTTATACCGTGCACCTACTTGTTTTTTACGGTCTTTCTCTACTTCCTTTTTAAGGTAGGCAATCCCAGATGGTGAACTAATCCACTTAACAACGCGCAATACATGCTTACATGCCACACCGGATAAATGCGGGTTACGTATCTTTGGAAAGCCGCCCTCATCACGTCCTAAATTGTAACCGCCAATAGTTGCCATATAGCGGTACCAGAACGTATGACGTTCGCAATCACACTGAAATTTGATTTTGCCTTTAGCCAAGCGGTTTTTGACGGTGTTTAATGCCTGTTTATCGATATCAAAAACAACAGATTTAAAGTTAGAAAACTCAATCTCAACGTGATGATTTAAAACTTTACTATTTGGTCCGGCATTAGTAAGCAAGTGAACTAAACCAGCTTTTCTGCTTACTGGAACCGCCAAATAGATTTGCTCATTTGCCCGGTCAATATCGTCTTGTCGGCTTAAATTAATGATGTTTTGAGGGGTAATACCCTTACTATACTGATCTTTTAATAGTTGAATGTTTTCCTGAAATGCCAAGATATCATCACGGGTAATACGCCGTGGTACTTCTCCATTTCGCTGACCTAATGTTGTAAAAAGTACCCTTTCGACATCATATTTTTCCCCTTGGGCAATATCTTGTGGTCGCAAGAACATAGGTTTAGGGATCTTTCGTCCCCAATCATCATATTCAATTTCTTTTTCTGCAAATGCCCGCTGTTCTCTATCTGCACGCTGGCGGCTCTGTTGATCTCTACGAACTCCACCATTTTGCAAAGACTGGTTTAATTGCAGCTGGGCACGGCGTAAATCATCTGGCTTGAATGCTGACATTTTAATTATCCTGCAAGTATTCTTTTTGAAGTCTTAAAAGATCAACAAGCCTTGGAAAAGCCATCTTATTAAGAGGTAACTTTTCCCAAACGCCGTTCACACCACACGCCACAAGTACTGCATCAATATGGTTTCTTGAACCATATAATTTCAAACTCAACAGTGATGGATCTTGAGATTCATCGTCTTTGATTTCCCAAACAATCAGATTCTGAATATTATTTTGTTGAAGATTCCGGTGAATTAAGTCTCTAATAGCATTTCGATAATCATTTCTCATAATGTTTTACCTATTTAAGCTTTAACAGTACTTACACGAGCAAAGCCACCAGTACCTGCTTTACCAGTGTTACCATTACTTTCGGTTGCAACACCAGGTTCACCAACAACTAAAGTCATATACTGAGTTTTTTCGGTTGAATTCACATATCGGCAAATGAGTAAACCACCACTTGCACCACCACCACCAAGTGCCCAGCCATCATCACCTACACCATTAGCACCATCACCACCAGCACCCCAGTTTGATACTGGACTTACTGATGCGCCGCCTTTGTGGTTTGTTTGGTTTGCAGCTGTACCAGCGTTACCAAGCTTGCGTGAAATTTCGGTTATGTTTGATGTCACAGTGATTACACCTGCTAAACCACCAGCACCATTTGAGAAAGCACTACCATTCGACCACTGACCACTGGTACCGCCTTTACCGCCGCCAACAACCGCCAAATCAAGTTCATTTAAACGTAAGCGTGTATCTGTTCCACTGGTCCCATGTGCCAATGCTCCTAACTCCCAGACACTGCCACCACCAGCACCACCAGCACCAACCAAAATGAATTCTTTTTGTTCTTTCGGTTGAATTGGAATGATATAAACACCTGGGACTGTGTAATCGCCGTTTCCATCGTTTAGTGTTTCTGCAGCTACCTGAACAACGGACCAATTCACAGTACCTGAATACCCTATCCGGTTTTGACCTGAGCGGTCCCAAACTTCATATGAAAAACCCTTTTCAGCACGGGTAAGCTTCCATGCTTCATGTGGGCTTTCTGGTGTTAAATAGATTGCATACTTTGAATCACGTAAATCAGTAACTTTGCCACCTAGTTCAACTGTGGCTGAGCTACCAATATTTACACCTGCTCCAATTAATTTTGGATATTGAGCATCTAAGTTTTTCTTGAAATCGATTAACTGCTGTAACAAATTTTTGGAACTAAGATCTAGATCATCAATCTGTTGTTGTAAATCATCGTCTTTGGCTTTTACATCTTTTTCAAATGCATATTGGGGGTGCGGATCCTCATGCTGATTATGTTCAGTCATGAGCTTACGAATTAACGCGCCGTATTGTGGGTGTGGGTCTTCATCTGCACTATGCTGATTCATCAACATCACAGCAATTGGTGTATTTGGATCAATCTTGATAGTTACGTTTTTTAAATTAACGTCAGTTAAAACAAATCCAAATGTAACAATGGCTACTACGTTTGCATGTAAAGACATGATTGATTGAGCAGCTGTAGTCGAGGCCACCGCAAGTAAAGTGCCATCTGATAGGTAAATACCCATCTCAAACACTTCCATTGTTAAAGTGGGCTCAATACTCATTACAAAACGCAAAGTACCCGTTTCTGTATCTACACCACCGCCGTTAAGAGAAAATCTAGCTAATTCATTTTTAAGAGAAGTTAGGTTTTTCGCTTCTACTGATGCATCAAATTTGCCGGTACCAACAGCAAGATGGGTAAGTTCCCCACCAAAGCTAGCAACATCACCCACTTTATTTAATGCATTCCGACCTGCGTCAGTTAAAAAGAAGTTAATAGCCATAACCCACCCATATGATTTATTGATCTATGGTAGTTATGAAGAATATGTATTTAAGTGGGCAGTTCCATATAACTAATCATTTTCTTTTTCAGCTGCTTCTCTTAAAGCACTGAATCTTGACTTACGTTCAGCTTGTTCACGGCCTTCCGGTGTATCGTCAGTGACATTTACAGTTTCGTAAGCTTCAGTGTAGTGAACGTTTTCCAAGAATAAGAAAGCAAAAGCATCACCGATATCCGGTGATTTAATTCCCATCCGTTTCATTTCGTCTTTGCTTAAGATTTTATAACGAGCAAAGTCATCAAAACGGTATGGAACGTGGATTAACTGATCTTTAATTTTCACATTGTGTTTCTTCGTTTTTATTTTAAAACGGCCACTTGCGATTGCTCGAGCTAAGCCCACATAAGCTAACGACCGTTTATTTGTAAACTCTTTTCTATTGTCATTACTAAAACATTGTGAGCCCCAATAAACAGGAACGTAGAAAATACCTTGCTTTTTAAGGTATTGGCCTAAACCTTTACCCGCCCCGTTATCATCTACAACCAAGTTAGCATTTGGGTACTGTAAAAGTAGCTCATTAATCTTTGCAAATAGTTCTAAGATATCATCTCTGTTTTTGCATAATGGAATATCTACAACTTCTACACGGCGTGCGCGCTCTCCCCATTGCGCTTCACCCCAAACTTTAGAAACAACAATTACTGAATCGTCACGGCCAACACCACCACCAACATCAACAGTAATGACATAACCGAATTGATGGTCATCAAAAATACTCGCGCCAACATACATTTCTTCGGTTTGACGCTTCGTGATTAAGAACTCATCTGATAAGTCTGGGAATTCACCTAGTACACGAATCTTATACTGAGCATCTTCCCTGCTGCCGTATTTTTGCCGTTGTTCCTGTAATGATTGTTCACTAACTAGTGGTGACTCTTCCCCGTTAAATGTGAGTGCAATCCAAACACCACCAGCTCGATGACTTAACTTGTGATGAGTCTCATAGAACATACCCGCGTTACGGGTAGGCTGTGAGGTCATTACTGCACGGTTGTCTTCATGCGTTAAGGCACCAAAAGCTACATCAAGGACAGCATCATCTACACCACTGGCCTCATCGACCCAGACCATGTAGTTATCGCCGTGGTTACCAGCTAAGTTTGTAGGTTGATGTTTTGGTGCTGTCTTCGCAAAGACATACCATTTTTCTTTATAGCCTTTGATGTATACGAGTTCAGACTGGTATCCAACATAATCAGCAAACCAAGCCAAAGGCCCTTGCTTCAATCGTGCTAGATTGATACTGATTTCTTTCCAGACTTGTTTCTTTAACTGCCCAATCTGCGGAGCAGTAAACATCATGATGGATTCATCAAAAAACAAGAGATGCCATAAGGCAACAATACCGGCACTGGCAGTTTTACCAGTGTTATGTAGTACTAAGTCATCTTCACCTAAGAAAAATGGATCTGGATCGAGTACAAAACCGTAATATTTGCCTTCACCAAGCTCGGCAACCGATGTGATTTTTAAAGGCTTATGTTCACCATCTATAAGCCTATAAGATGCAAACTGTTCTCTACTTTCAGGTTTTAGGTTCATATATTGAGAAACAAGCAATTCAATCTTGTCGCCCTTGGACCAGCCATTACCATCGAATAAAGAAATTAAGCAAAGGATATGTGATTTATTAAATGTATGAGCTTTACCATTCTCATATTCAAACCGGTACATTTCCTGATAACCGGTTACTGTTTTAATTACATCTAGTTCTGTCTTTCCATCTGCAGCTAGAATCTTATGATTTAAATTAATACGCTCAACTGGGATGAAGTCCCCATTGGCTAATTTGATTAAAGTCCCTTTTCCAAAGCAACCGTGACCTGACGCAACTGAAGTACGGCTACCATCAAATGCAATAGATTCAAAAAGTAATTCTTGTTGCCATGTGGGTTCGACACCTAATGCTTCTACGGCGAAAGCATAGATGTCGTATCGATAACGCTCACAAAGTTCCCACCATTCGGGAATTTCTTTTAATGGTGCCAAAGCCATACCGTAAAAACACCATTACTTAAAAGATTGAAAAAGGAAGCATTGTTGGATCTACAGCATCTTCTTCAAACTGATTCCCTTCAGTAATTGAAAAGCCTTTGGCAATTTTCGTACTAGCCCAAACAGCTAATAGAATTGCAATGTGTCCATTGTTTAAGCTGCTGCTATCAAATTCTTGCTGAAGGCCGTTTTTATCGACCTTACGGATTTCAAGTACGTTTTTAGGGTTGTACTGGTTTAGCTTCGGCTCAATTTCAATTAACTTTGCTCTGAAACGAGCTTGGTAAATTGAAATCACTTCTTCTAAATGCTCTTTTGCATTGAAACTTAATTGCCAATTCTGTACTTGGTCCGGTGAGTCAGTTACTACAACTGTTTGATCTCTTAAATCGCTTGGTACGGGCAAATTTGAATAAACAGCTGTTTTTTGAATAACAAGCTCACCTGTATCAGCAAATGCCGCTCCAATAAGACGAATTGGTTGATCCGAAAACCCAGCAACACGGCTGTCTATACGAATAATTCCAGACATTACATGTATCCTTAGCGCCGTTTGCGTTCTAACTTGGTTTGGCATTCAATGCAGAATTTCACGCCACCTAAAGCACGGCGGCGCTCTGGTATTTCTTCACCACATTCAACACATTCTTTTTCAGATTCGCCTTCAAAACGGCATCGGTTTGCAATTTCTTGCTGCAATAAATAATCAGCACTTTCTTGTGCCTTATCGATTAAGTCAGTCATCTATACGCTCAACTGTAATTTCACCTGTTTCTCTATCACCCTTCACACGCTGGTGATCGAGTGATGTGTACTGATCAGCTTGCACTACAACTTTGTCGTTGATTGCGGGCTGTTCCGTTGCTGAGCCGTCAGGTTCATAGCCATTACCTGTGTTGTTGTCGAATGGACCACCGAAACCGATGACGTTAGGTGTATAACCCACAAGCTGAATATCTACAGTTGAGATAGAAAGATTGATTGCTTCGCTTGGGACTGGTGATGGAAAAAGTTCATTTTCAAAAACAGTGAATGTTGAATTAACAACATGATCATTCCATTGCTGAAATGGCACATTAAAACGGCGGTTATCGCTGCTAGACATGTATGCGCAAAACTGCCCAATGACTGAACGCAGATCATTAGGATTGGTGGCAAAGAAAGCGATTTGAGCACGTACAGTTGTTGGCACAAGACGAACCTTCACCCGTTTCTCATCAATGACCGTTTCAATAAAATCAGGCACTGGTAGTAATTGATTTACATCTGGGGGTTGGTCAGTTAACGCTGTTGCAGTAAGCATTACAGGTAAAAGCACTTTGGACTCTTCCTCATGCTTCTGGCTTTTTCTATATTCAGAAAGCATTGCTTCTGAATCGTCCATCATCCGTGACGGACATGCTTTTATAGCGTTACCAATGGCTCTCAACTTCCAGTCAGCCGTTAATTGTGTCTCAGGCATATACCAAGCACGAAAATTGACAAGCTGCTTATACCAAGCGTTTTGGATGCTTTTAAGCGAATCGTTGGGGTAATTCATTATTACCCCCATACACTAAAGATATTGCCAAAAGACTTTTTCGGCTTTTTAGCTTTCTCTTTTACGTTTGGATTGTCCAAACTTTGAATGATTTGTTCAGCTTGTTGTTGTACTGAATCAAAACTCTTCACAGGATTTACCATACCCGTATAGAGTTCTTTTTTGCGTTCTTCTCTAAGTTGTTGCAGGCGTTTCTGTTTATCAAATTTTTCTGATAATTCACCCACTAATCCTTGAGCATTTCCTAACTCGGTTAATAGATGCAGCTGACTATTGATATTGTCGTATGTCTGTAAAATTTGATCTTCAAGTAATTGGGCAATAATAATTTCGGGCTGTGATAACTGTGAAATATCTGTTGCGCTATCAAAGCAAGAAACAACACCTTCTGGCTCTTCAGGAACAAATAATCCATCAAATAACTGACCATCACCTACATTACTTGCATAATTTGGTTGTGCAACGAAATCAAAACCAAAAAAACCCGTTGGAATTAAACGGCCACCGACATTCTTGTAATTGACTGATGTGCTAAAACCACCCGCTTGGGCTTTATAATCTTGTAATGCGATCTCACCAGGCTCGTTATCATAAAACTCTTCTCGGTGTTCAACTGTTCCATCCTTTGAAGCACGTAATTCAATTGTTTTAAATGCCCGTGAAAGATATACAACTTTACCTTTAATGATCACCGTTTCAGGCGGCACCATACCATAGCGCTGTCGAATTTGATGACCGTAAAAACCTTGTAATGAATTAGTAGCAACCATTTCTTGTACATGGTCACTGTTGATCAAGTTGACCATTGCATCAACATCGACATTACTTCGATCAACACCGGTATATTTACGGCATCGGTCATGTAAGTTGTAAGATAGAACTTTTGTCTTTCTATTTTTGCTAGCCATAAAAAAGCCCCAATGCTGTGATTGAGGCTATTGTTTCAGTTGTTCTATAGTTGAAATTTAATCAGTTCCAAATCAAATCTTTTGATCAAACTCAATTAATTCCAATAGTTTGTCATGCTGTTTATCTTCAATGGTTGCATCAAAGATGTACCCACTTTTAAGAGAAATAAAAACATCATAAAAGCGCTCATGGATCATGCCTCCTCGATGTTCACTTTCGGAGACTTGCAAACAATCCATTTGAGATAAGTCAATTAATTGAGAACAAGCACGTTTTCTACAAAAGATTTTTAATCGCATACTTCACCCAATTACTTAACAAGAGTGCCTTCAACACCACGAGCACGGCGCTCAGCTGTACGTTTATTAAATTCTTCTAGCGCACTTTCCATATAAATAATGGCTTTTTTGTTGAACTCACTCGGAAATTTTTCATCCAAGGTTTTAGTACGGTGAATAAGTACTTTTAACAATGCTTCACTAGTAACCCCATTCACCCCATGTTCTGGAATTGGGCCATCCTGAAAATGAATACTGATTTCAAAATCTTTTGCATTTTGGTTTTCAGGATTTGCTGAAATCTTATAGTAATGGCCCTGAGCATATTCCGTGATGCCTTCAACCACTTCCCCTTTAATAACTTTATCAATTTCTTGTGGTTCTAATTCATGGCTAGCATATCCTAAGAAATGATCAATTAATAAGTTTTCTCCCTGACCATTGATAGGTTCTGCGATTCCTACTAAAACATTGTCTTGAGCTTGTTGCATATAAAAAAGTCCTGAACTAATGAACAGGACTATGAAATCATTTTGTATTTGAGCGCTAACTCAACAGTTCCAATTGAATTAAAGGAAGTTATAGACTGCATAAGGCTTAGCTGCTATTGCCGCTGCAAAGCTTGTGGTGCCTAAATCTCTATCAAATGCCATTGAGTGAACTTTAACGACAATATTGGCTGGTACTAAACGCCGTAATATCGGTGACAGCTCTACCACTTCATTTGCATCAACAGTTTTATCTAAAACAATTCTAATCCGACTTGTTAAGAAGTAATTCGGCTTTTCAAAATCAGACAAATAGGCTGGATATTCTTTTAGCTTTTCCAAGCTATGCCATAGCCGGATAATCTGAAAATGATCTTTCCCCCACAACATTCGTAAAACAAACTCTAAAAACGCTAATCCTCTTTTATTACCCATGCTGCTCCAATTGGCATAGATTATTCGCATTAACGTGTCAGAGGTGTTATTTCGGCGTAATACAACAAGTCCGTTTTGTTTAGAGAACCGTTCTACAACTGTTTTACTACCGATATGAGGACAACCGTAATCCAATAAATCTTGTATGGACTGTTCAAAGTTTTGTGCAAATACTTGTTTAAATGCTTTAGCAAGTGCGGTTTGCAAGCCCGTACTCACATATTGTTCATCGATAGGCCGAGTAAAGCTTATAGGGTCCATGTAGCCCCCGAAATATCAGCGGTGCGTTCCAACTCAACAGTAATGCTGTCTTTTGTCACATACACCCACTCATTAGGCTTATTCAACTCATTTGAAAGCATAATGGTAAAGTCACTCATCCGGTCTTGGAAAGCCACAATATTGTCATTAATCAGCTTCCCCATTTCTTGCGTATTAAAGCCATTAACCAACCAACGACTTGAGCTCAATGATTCACGCCCGTAACGTTCTACAAGTAATTCTTTGATCTGTGTCTTAACCATATCTGTGTTATGTACAGAAGCCAAAGAGCCTTTAATTTTTACTTCAATTGGCTTTTCTACAACTTCATGTACATTCACTTTACCTTCATACAAGTTATCGCAATAACCAATATACCGACAGATATCTTGTTCTAACGTTGCTTGTTCAGCTGGGTTCTTGGCAACCACCACAAGATTTAAATGATTTATGTCGCGGTATGTAATGGCAAAGTGTTGCTCTTGCAACGTTTCATTCCAGACAGAAATAAACTGTGCCCGTTTCATAAATTTTTTACGGACTGCATAGTCAAAGTTGCCGAGAAATACCGCATCTTCATCGTAAAGTGATGGATAGCTTGATAATAAACGTAATTCTGATACAGCTAACGGATCTACGCCCTCTCTAATCAGTCCACCAGCTTTAAAACGCACTGATACCCGCTGTTCATCATTAGTAAGTACATCAAGTAAGGCCGCATCTTTTAAACGATTAACATCAACTTCCCCGTATGTCTCAAGAATTCCAATTATTACCGTTTCATTGGCTTGCAGAGTACGACCAGCTCTCTCAGAATCGCCAAACTCAATAAACAATCTTCTTAGATTATCTGTAGTAACAGTTACAGCATATTCACCTGGTTCAACATTCATCCAGCGCGGCTTAATTACATAGTTATTATTGCCCTGCTTAACCGAAATATTTGCAAGTGAAAGGTCCTCTAAAAGGTCTATTCGATATTTATGGAACCCTTCAGTAACTGGTACAACATATTTAATTTCACGGTATTCACTTTGTTCTGCTATTACTTCCGCCGTCTCACCAGCTTTAACAGTAATTGATTGAAGCAACCGCCATACTCTACCGCCGCTATGGTCCTCAATCATTCGCCCTTGACTTAAGCTCACAGCATTTGTTGACCGGTTGATAATTTCTATTAAGTGCTGACACGGTGTACCTATAGGCAAAATGCCTTTATTTGTAGCATCCGCAATAATTGAGCGGTCACGTGTTTTGGTAAATGGTTCAATTGAAGCAATATCGATTTCTGGACCAAATGCAGTCAAAAAACTAGCCATAGAACGCAGCTGGTGAACGACAAGTGGATCTTGAGCTTTATAGCGTTCCTGAATCTCATAATCATCTATCGCTGCTTGGAGCTGGGCTTCAAAATCAGCTTGCGTTAATGTCATATGTCTCACCTGTTACTGATTTACCCAATCGGTCTGCTACTTGGTTAAGATCTATATTCACATTCATGATGCTTAAATGAATATGAACCGTCTCAAATCCTTCGGTTTGTGAATACAGGGCTAATTGGTCAGAGTTAAGCTCAGATAATATTGGTAGATCCTTTTTCATCTTAATAAGAAAACTATCTGCCACCCTCGAGTCTAAAGGTGCCATTAGCAAATCATAAAGAGGTGCACCAAAGTCAGAACCATACTTCCCATTGACCGGATGATTAAGCCAGTACTCAACCATGTCTAAAATTGTTTTAGATGTGATCATTAAGAAGTTGCTCTATTACTGAAAATCATCAAAAGCTTTACTAGTATTGCGGTGCCAATCTGATAAGTTGAAAAAATGGTGAAATAGATTATGAATATCCATAATGAAACGCTTAATGCATCAAAATATGAAGCAACGTTATAGATTCGCCAATCAACAAGAATAATAGTGATCAATACACATGCCATACTTATGAAATACATATATCTGATTTCTTTAAATAAGAGGCTTATAGGCACATGACGGAATTGTTTAATATACGCAGCTTTATTCTTGCTATTCCATCCAGTAACAACGGAAAGATAAGCTAAAAATGCAAGAATTAAGACAATATCAATACCGATTTGAATTTGCATAAAAACACCCTTAATAAGAACTGTATTAAGGGTATTGCTTTTGTATATATGTAAGCGTGAATGGTTCCATATTTGAAATTAAGAAATGCATGGATTATTATATATACAAAGCCCGCTCCACTTATGACACGAGAACGTATAGGGTCATAAGTGTAGGTTAGAAGATGTCGCAACCCATCTCTAACTACCGGGCTTTTTTAATGCACTTCAAAAGCTGTAAGCAGCCATGCATTACTACCTTCTCGCTTAATCAATGACGCTTCATGCGAATTAAATACAATATTTATTCTTGTAGATAATCCACGTTCTGTACGCCGTTGTGTACTACCTTGAGCGATTGTTTGCACAATAGTATCCACAAGCATATGCACAACTTCATCATATGTCATGCCATCACTTTCCATACGGCGCTTGATAATATGCTTAATGCCCTGTTTATCACTGCCATACTCAAAATCCACCCAGCCTAGATCATTACGATACATAGCTCTATGCACTGTGGTTTTTTCCATAATGGCTTTGTTCATTGCAGCTTTACCACGTGTGATATTTGCTGTAACTGATTTGATTGGACTCGCACTATCAAATTCAGGCTTTCCCAGTTCGGATTGACCAGCCTCCGAACTTATACCAAGTTGTTGCTTAGCATGTTCAATTTGTTCCTTCAGTTGGTCACGCTGAGCGGTTTGTTTTGCTAAATCTTCATCTAGCTTTTGTTCTTGTTCTTGTACTTCTTTAATTTTCTGATCTACAGAAGTACGGCGCGGCGGCAAACTGACTTTATCCCGTTTATTTTGTTCTTGAATCTTTGATTGTGCTTCACGGATAAGTTTAGCTACACAACTCACGGCGTTTTCAAATGTTGGCTTATAGTCATCACTAAAATCTCCTGATAGCACAATTACTTTGTCGTTCAGTTCGGCCTTGACCACATCTGCTAAAGCACGAACATAAAGTGTTAGCGTAGCGCCACCTGAAAAGAAAAATGCAACTGGTAAAACGCTAACACCAGCAACACGCTTAATTTTGCGAAATTCTGGTGTAACAATCGTTTGGCCTGTTGCTTTTTCTAAAGCCGATTGGATCTTTTTAATGTATGGAGTAGTAGCTGTTACAGCTGCAAGATTAAGACTGCCCATGAAAAATAACCTCATTAAAATGTGATTATTTTGCGATTAATCAAATTTATGAGGTCAATGAGGTTCCATAATAAACTTTAATAAATTTAATTATTGAAAATATTTTAGAGATCTAAGAATATCTTTGATAAATTAAAAATTTGAGTAATATGCATGCTACAAATCTGTACAGGTAAATTATTTTCTAAAGATATTGAATATAGAAATAATTTAAAGGGAATTATTTATACAAATTTAAAATTATTACGAGATGAAAAAATTCAAACTAAAGCTGGCTCAATAGTTTACGCTGAGAATGCAAGTAGTCCAAATACAGTAATCTATGAAATAGAAGAATTAATTGAAGAAAGTGAAAGTAAACCTGGTCTTCTTATTTCTCACGGTATCAATTCTTTAATATTAGATTTTTCAGCCATTCTTTCCTTTGCTCTAAATTGTACAGCTTCGCCAAGTCATTCATTAACAGAAAGATTACTTAGTGAGCAAGAAGGTGTTTCTACTCAAAGATCACCAAATAAAATGTTTAAAACAGTTTTTGACAAAAATATTTTTTGTTCTGAAGAAAGCCAAAAGTTTTTTATCAACTTTACAAATCACTTAATTGGCCTTGAACGCAAAACTTATATAGGTGTAATGAGCTCTATTCGTACCTATGTTACAGGTATGCATAGAATCGCAGATGACTTTGAATTAGCATACACTCTACTTGTTGCATCTATTGAATCACTTGCACAAAATTTTGATGGTCACCAATCAACTTGGGAGGACTATGATCAGAATAAAAAGAAGATAATTGATGAAGCTTTAAAGGGATGTGAAGAAGATATTTCTGTAAAGGTTAGAGAGGCTATTTTAAGTATAGAACATACCTCTTTACGAAAAAGATTCCAAGCTTTTGCACTTGAACATGTTTCTCCCACTTTTTTTAGAGAGGAAGCGGATTTTGCAATTAATCCTATCTCTAGATTAGATTTACCCACTGCTCTCAACAATGCATATCAAGCTAGATCTAAATATGTCCATAATTTAATAAAATTACCAAAACAATTAACTTTAGCTAAATATTCGGAATTTTGCATAATTAAAGATAAAAGATGGTTAACCCTTCAAGGTTTATCAAGACTTGCAAGACATGTAATTATTCAATTCGTTATGAAGCAAGAGACTGTTGAAAATGAACCCTATGATTATTCATTAGAGCGATCAAATATTTTACAAGTACATTTAGCACCTCAATATTGGATTGCTGCACCAGACTTTAGTGAAGGTGCGGGAATTCAAAAGCTAGAAGGGTTTCTTTCTCAGTTAAAAGAATGTTTAACAAATACTCCTAATGCGAGTGTAACTGATTTAACGAATGTTTTAGATGAGTTCGAATCAAGAATTGATACATTAAAGCAAGTGGATAAAAAGGCTTTTCTTGCCCTCTATATTCTTTATAACGCTTATTTAAATAAATCTTTTGAAAATAGAGAAGTACGCGTAAAAAAAGTAAAACGATTTATTGCTAAACATGAGAATAAGATATCTAATCCTTGCGTAGAGGGTCTAATTGTTACATCTTTACTAACACTCCCTTTTGAATGGAATATTGAAGTACACGATAAATATTTAAAACAATATTTTAGAGAAAGAGATAAAAAATTAAAAATAAGATGTCCAGATATTTTTGAATCCGGAATGATACTTCAATTAGCTGAACGTTATAGAGAAGCAGGTAATGCAAAAAAAGCACTTGAATTAATAGAAATGGCGGTTGAAAACTTACCATCTCATCAGGGATTACGCCACTTTGAAATAGAATACAAACAACAACCACAACCCATTGATAGCAAGGAAATTCTATTTCCAAAAAATGAAGAAATAATTACTTAACTCATATATTTTTGAAAAAAATTATTTAATAGGGCCTCCCTTTAGTAATTTCTAAAAAAAATATTATTTGCCTTAATCCAATCACTAAAGAAAAGGGATTGAATGACTCAATCCCTTTTCTTATAGACGAGTATTAATTTGCATTAATGTGATCTTGATTCGTCTTAGCTAAAGTTGCTTGAATTCCTTTCATCAAAGGCTGATTTTCAGGTCGTTTCATAGTTTGCATAAAGGAGGTAAGCTCTACCTGCATAGCTTCAACTGTTTTAGTAGATTTAGGAACACATTCATTTACATGCTGTGATAAATAATCGGTATATTCTTTAATGTTAGAGACCCCTGCATTTAAATATTTATGTTCTGTGCTCTTCATTTCAGATAAAGCTTTAGTGTAATTCCTTGAATATTCTTGCTCATTTGATAAAGCAATTGAGGCATATCCAAATGCAAATACTTTAGTAAGTGCGGTATTTGTAGTTTTCGGACTCACCACACCTGTACCTAATTTCCGATCAATAATTAATAACTGATTTATATATGCTGAGCATGAAGCAAGATACTGAGCGTTTTGTGCATTTTTTGGAAACTCTGTTAAAGGGTTAGCATTTACTGCAGTTACCATCAAACTAGTAGCAATTATAGTTAAAAGTTTTTTCATCATTAAGCCTCAATTTTATACATTCCAATGCCACCAGTAAGTGCATGAGCAAGGAAACGGTCATTAACATTCTGCCCGATGTTACCATTATTCTGATTTACAACAACGACTTCCTGTGGGTTTGGAGTATTTAAAGGTTGCTTAAACGGCGTGACATTAGTTAATAATTTACTTTGATTATTTAATGAAGGTTTTGCTTTTGTAGTAGCTTGGGGAACGATAGCTTTTTGGGTGCTTAAAACACTAGCAACTTTAGCTCTTGTATTTTCCACAATATGACTTGATTTCAAATCTGATACTGCTGGGGTATTTTCTTTAGGTAGATTTGTTTTCTGTTCCTGAACAGTTTTATCAATGTTAGCTCTGTATTTATATTCCTTTTCTAAATGCGGTCTATAATCAAATGACTTCCCATTGCGAAGCTTTGTTTGCCCATACGCCCATCTTACATATTTTGTGCCGAGAACTCGGGCAATATCTTCTTTTGATGCATTTGGGTTATTCTGCATATAAGCTTTAACCGAAGCATATTCAGGATTCGTTTCGATTTCATGCTTCATAAATGCACCTTGTGCATCTAAAGCTGCTTGGCTCCGTACTATATTACCGTTTGCATCAAGTAATCCCCTTTCCTTCATATATGCCGTAAGCCGGTCTTTACGGGCTCCTTGCCAAGAGATCATACCCATATTCGTACCACCAGCTTTATCCTGGTGTTTACCAAACAGATATTTATCTTGGTAGTCATTTTCCCTACCAACAGAAGCAGTTAAACCAGCAGCCCAATTATCATTAAAACCAGCTCTCTTCATTGCATTGTAAACTGCAAGTTGCTTTTCCTTAGTTTTTTCACCAATTGGAGAAACAGTTGAACCATAAGCAGGTACATTTTTATTTGCACCAAAACCCGGCTTATAAACTCCTTGCCCAATGCCCCATGTTGGAACACCATCATGAAATGGATTAAATCGGTTAAATTTATCTTTAATGAAATCTAAGGTATCACCAGCAGTATCTTTAACTCCGTCTACAACTTTTGAAGCAGTGTTTTTTGCCTGATCAAAAGCATTAGAAGCATAACTTACAAATCCTTTCCAAGCAGTATTAATAATACCTGGTACATCTGCAGCTATTAATGAATCTGTCCACTCTTTAAAATACGGCGCAACTGCGGTACCAAGTTTATTACCTATCCATGAACCAGCCATACCACCAATCAAAGTACCAGCTGGGCCTAATATTGATCCTACCGTGCCACCAATAACGCCCCCAGCAAGACTACCTACAGTACCGCCCTTTTCTTGTGTGCTTTGTTCATTCCAATCTAATAATGATGCACCAGCAGCCAATGCACCTATTACGGGTAGACCACGGCCAAACTTAAGAAATTTACCTAAGCCCTTTCCTAATTTCCCTACACCTTTCTTTCCTTTGCCTAGAGCACCACCTAGAAGCCCACCACCAGCAGATAACACGGAAGTAAGCAATTTCCCTAGAGAACCTAACAAACCACCCTTAGACGCCAAATTATCGGCAATACGCTGCAATAACTTTATTTGTTTGCGGTTATGGTTCTCTTGTTCACGAGGTAATGGCTCATTTCTCTTTTTACTACGCATCAATCCAGTTAATGGCCGCAAAGCTAATCCTGCTGCACGGCGTACAGGTGAAAGTAAATGACCAACTTCATTGATTGCGTCAACTGTAGGATCTACACCTTGTGTTGAGTTCGGCATTACTCCTTTAATCGCCGTAGATATCGTTTGGGCAACTTTACGAATCGATGATTGGTTTTGGGGTTCATTTGGATTAGATACAAAACGGCCCCTTTCGTCACGCTCAGGAACAGTAGGATTTATAATTTTTGATAAGTCTTCATGACTATTAATTTCTATAGCGGGCTTTCGCCCATTAGATTTGTTGATTTGTTTTTTATCTACTGTTTTAATGTCATTAATTGATTGGTCCAAAACATCAGCAAAGTCTTTGACCAGCTTGTCTGCTACAACAAAAGATTGAGTGATTGGATTAGCTTTGTCTTTTAATAAATCTTCAAAATCTAAAGCTTGTCTATTATTGACAGCATTAAGCATCTTTTGAAATTCAGTCAGTTTAGGCTGAGGCTGTGCAAATTGTGCTTTTTGCTCTTCAAAGCTTTGAGTAAGGATACCAATGATCTTTTCAATGTTTGAATCAATCGTACTAACTTTTTTTTCAACTCGTTTCATTCCAATGATAAAGCCGAGCTCGTCATAGGATAAAACTGTATCATTGTGATTTGAATTTGCCATAACAAAAATGCCCCATACTGATATAGAGCATTTTTGCAACTTACTAACTATGAATTTATGATGAGTTCCTAGACTTAAAAGTTAACTTTAAAAGTGTTACTTACAGGGCTATCAGTAATAATTTCTACTACATAACCTAATTTTGAGAAATGAATTTTTGCCTCTTCTAAATACTCTAAACTCACGGCACTTTTGTCAAAACTCCAACTGGAAAACCGTTTTCCAAAACACGAGTCAGCTTTAATTGCATTACTGAGAATATTAATAATATCAAGAACGGTTGGATTGCTTTGCTCCGCAATTTTTGCAGCTTCAGCAGCGGTAATACTAGATGACATAGTGAACATTCTCCTAAATTGTTAGTGTTCTCTACATTATAGTAAGCACGTGATAATAACCTCAAAAAAAACCTTTAAAATTACAAACTATTCATTACTACTATCTTCAGGCTCCACTTCACCAGCTTCAATTAACGCTAACTTACGCATAAATGCCTCTTCTTTTTTCTTCTTCATATTAGCTTTAGCGATTGCCATTCTTTCTTCAGCACCCGAAATAACAGAACTACGCCGTGCTTGTACTTCAGACTGGTCTTTAAGATCATCTACATCTAAGCCCCAGAACAGCGCTTCAGTCTTAGCAATGTTAGAAATACTAATACTTTGCTTAACGTTTAAATCTACAACCTGACTAATTAAGCCCATCTTGAACTTGACTAATGCTAATTGTTCCTCAGTTGGATTATTTAAATTCAGTACTTCATCTCTAATATGAATAACACTATCGATAGTGTCTGTAATTAACTCTCCAAGCTTATGAGCTCTTATACGGTTGTTTTTGACAACCAAAGCTGACTTTAGATAGTTCTCGTTGACTGTAGAACGGCCACCGTTGTTATGACCACTATTTTTTGAGTTTTGACTATTAAATTCAGCAATATTTGACGTTTTTTTGACAGAATTTTGACTATTACTTTTTTCAGTTTTTTCAGTATCTTGTGTATCTTCTTGACCATTGTTTTTTTTGGTCAATTTTTTAATCTCTTTATTAAGCTCCTGAGCTGTCTTTTTGACTAGAGATTTAGCTTTCTTTTTCCATTTCTCCGCAAGTGCTTTACGGCGTACAACGGATGGCGAAGGCATCTCACAACCGAGTTCTTCGCCAACCTGATCAACTAAACCTTGCCACGTAATCTTAGGAGAAGATTCATAGACTTCTTTTAGCCGGTTCCAAATTTCTTCCGAGTATTCAATCTTGCGAGCCATTAAAGTCTATCCCTTATTCAGTAAATAGACCTATTTGTTTTACTTCAGCTATAGCTTGTTGCTGTAAAGAAGCCTTGCTAAAACGTTTTTTATTTTGGATCAGATCAATTAGAGCTTTTTGCTGTAAATCGTTCTCTTCGCGTTGGAATACATCATCGATAGCCATTTCTAAGTTACGGATTTGTTTCGCACGATTTTGTTCACACTCACGCACTATACGCATGAGGGTGTGAAGTTCAGGTAAAACCTTTTCTTGGATAGACTGTTCTTGAGATAAACATGCTTGAATAAGCCCCTTTGAGGCTTCAAGTAACTCAACCGTTAAGGCTTTAGGGAAAGAAGTAATATGCTGTGCCGCAGCCATACTCAATTGAAATGCCATAGCTTGAGTATATTCACTCATCATTTCACCAAGACTGTTAAACAGAATACCTGCTACAGAAGCTGTTTTATCTAGTTCCGGTTCAATCGTAAAACCAAGAATCCAGTCAGCTGAAACACCATATTTTTGACATAGCAAAGAAAGTAATTCTGCATCTGGCATTAACTTACCATTTTCGATTTCACTCATTCGATTTTTATGCGGTGTACCGAATATTTCTAATGCTACGTCTTCTTGACGTAATTGAGCCATGTCACGCGCCATTGCAAGTTTTCTTCCGATAAGTACTCGACGTTGCAAATCGCTCTTTTTCGCCATTTAAATGCTTCTCCCAGCTAACCAATCAAAATCTACAGTTTTTGACAACCAATCAGTTTCATCAGTAAAAACGCACGAAAGCCAGACACAACCCTCTTCACATGGTTCTGCCAGCTTAATTTGTTCACTTATGAAAATATTGTCGTCTTTGAATAACAAGCCATCACCTTTGACACTATCAATTAGTAGTTTTGGATAGTTATCAATATCAAATCGTGGATAAGTTTTAGCGCTGTAAGAACGAGTTTTAAGTGGTGGCTGAACAATTAACCGTATTTCACAAAGTTGATCGATAGCTTTTAACTTAAGTGCTCTAAACATAGGTCCATATTGTTTTTGAACCTTGTCCTTATACTTTTTAGCACCTACTGAAAGACTATTTCTTTGCTTTCCGTTCTGATCAATTGTAGCCCGCCAAATCTCGTTAGCGCTTAATCCATAAGGCAATTTGATTGTGATGTATTGCTTACCAAAAATGATAACACCACCTGTACTTCCCCTATACACACTATTTTCACCATCATTTTCTTTTTCTACATGGCACGGGAAAAACACATGTTTATTTGAGCTAGCTTTATGCTTTTTAACTTTGTCATTACCTGATGAAACACTGAAATCCTTAAAGAATTCCTGTCTTTTATTATTGGAGAAAAACTCGCTCCACTGACGGCGGTTACTTTTTTTAATCATAACGACCTCAAATCAAGCAAGTAAGATTTACATAAACTTGAAGCTCTTCTTGCATGACATAATCCTTAAAAACACTTAGTTCCAGAATTATTAACCGTTAGATTTATTTAGAAGTACCCTTGTTCCAATTCATTATTTTTGTTTGTAAAAAAATGCTCTCTTTTATATATGCAAAATATATTGATCCTCAAAAAAACATCGAGCTGGTCCTACTTACCAATGTGTCAGCACTTTTAGGATAGGGGCCCCTATCATTTCCTTCTTTTTAGTAATTTAATATCCAAACCCTTTTTACGTAGGATTTGCATCACACACCAAAATTTTAAAGGCCACATCTAGTTTCCCTTTATTATAAAATTATTACCTAGGGGTTGTTTAGAAATCTAAAACTTTTATAACTCTTACTCAGAAATTCTCTTTTTCATCAACCATAAATTACATAAAATATTATATTTATCCACAACTTAAATAAGCTTGATTCTTTAATTGATAAACTCACTAGAATAATATTTCTTAAAATAATAGGAGTATATTGACAGAAAAAAGCTAAAATATTACTCTCTAAAAGTTTTCTTCATAAAAAAGCATCAAAAAATGAAAACTATCATCGTAGCTTTTGTACTCTCAGCAATTTTGATCATTCTATCATTTTTATTTTACATGATTATAAAAACCCATTATAAGAAATAACAAAGAATTAAAAAAGCTCATTTTCGAACC